ATTTAAAATTACTTAAAATTTGCGATTTTATACCCATTAATTTATCAATTATATACTCAAACTTATTTATTAATTCATCTATTGTTGAATTAAATTTAATTTGTAAATTATTATATCCATTAATAGAATTTAAAACATAATTATTTAATTCTAAATTGTCTTTATTACTAAAAATACGAGTTTTATTAATTAATATTTGATTAAATTTATTCTTCAATTGTCTAATATTATCTAGAATACTTTCATTAAATTTATTTTTATTATTATTATAATCTAATTTATTTATAATTTTTCTATTATCATTAAAATTTTGAATTGAACCTATATATTTTTGTATTAAATTAGCAATATATTTTTTTTTTTTTTTTTTGAATGAATCGTTATATTCATTCAATTCATATAAAAAATAGTTAGGAATTTCATCAATACTCTGAAGAATATTAGTAGAAGTGCTATTACTTGTTTGTATTTGTTCTTTTGGAATTGATTCTTTTATATCTGAAATTTTATCTATTAAAGATTTTCTGTGTGTTTTTACAGATTTATTATACATATTATAACTATTATTATTCAAAGTATTCAAAAATTCATCAAGTATTTCATTATAACTAATCATTTCAAATAAAGAAGTATTAATCTCGCTAACAAGTTCATTGTCCAAATTCTTAATTACACTAACAAAATTACTGTCATTATGAATATCATTTAAATTAATAATTTTTGTTTTTACTATATTTGCTAAACTTTGAAATTTTTGTTGAATTAACATAATTAAATTATCTAATTCACTATCAATATTGTTTAATACAACTTCAAAATCACGAATACTAACATTTGTTATATTGTCTGGCTTTTTCTTTATAAATTTATTTGTTCCAAATGGCATTTTTATTTATAATATAAATTAAGAAAATAATTATAATTTAAAAGATTTATTTTTAAAAGAATTAATATTTAAAAGAATTAATATAAATAATATTTAGAACACAATTTAAAAAATGCCAGGTGGAATGATGCAACTCCTCTTTCACGGTGCCCAAGATTTATTTTTAACAGGAAATCCAACAATGACATACTTCAAAACAGTATATAAACGCCATACTCAATTTGGAACAGAATATATAACATTACCATTTGACCCCATACCCTCATTCACACCCCTTCAAATGACAAAAGCGACATGTAAAATAGACCGTAATGCCGATCTTATTCACGACACCTATTTAACATACGACCTTCCCGCCTTATATACAAATAATAATATTCCCATCGGTTGGGTCGAAGAATTAGGAACATGCATAATTCAAGAAATATCTGTAAGATTAGACGGTCTTGTCATTGACACCCAACGAGGTGATTTCATGAAAGTTTTTACAGACATAAATTTTAATGGTACTAAAAAAGCACAATGGTTAAGATGTGTTGGCGGAGAGTCCTATATGCTTAATAGTGGTCAAAATCTTAGTGATGATATAACGACTCAATCCATCGCAATTAATGCACGGCGCTTATATATTCCCTTATTATTTTGGTTCTGTCTTAATAGCGGTTTATCAATTCCTTTAGTAGCACTTCAATATACAGAACTTTATATTGATTGTACTTTTTCACCTCTTAATGAATTAATACGTATTGGTAATCCACCAATTTCACCAAAACGCCTTTTTGGAGATTATGAAAATAGTCCTTATAATATTAATATTCGCAATTATTTATTAAGTCAAGGATATGATCAAACAAATGTATTTTATTATTTTACACAAAATAATTGGCAGAGTAATACGAATCTTCTTTGTAACTATATTTATTTAGGCGATGATGAACGTAAATTATTCGCACAGACATCACATGAATATCTTATACCACAAGTTCAATACAATTATTTTCAGGGATTAAAGAAAGGGCCTAATTATTTGGAAACGACTTTCAATCATCCTGTTAAAGAAGTGATTTGGTTCTTAACAAGGGATGATTTAGATTTATATAATGATTGGTATAATTTTACGGGATTACAAGAGAGACTAAGTCTTTTGTATTATCAAAGTCAATTGCGTTTTTATAATTTACAACATTTCTATGAACCTGAATTAACTTATATTAATAATAATTTTACACCATATTTAACGGTAGTTAAAGATAAATCGGTTAATGAACTTACACCTTCGCAAAATCAAACTACATTTATAGATTTTTATAGTATAATGCAATCGGCACAACCTGTTTTTAATAATAATGATAGAATGGAAATAATGGATCACGACTTTTATCAAAATCTACAATTATTTAAATATCATACTGGTTATACACCACATGGTTTATATATATTATCATTTGGATTAAAACCGGAGGAACATCAACCGAGTGGAACACAGAACTTTTCGCGCCTTGATTATCAGGAATTTAGAATAAATATATTTAATACATATCCTGTTGAACAAAAGTTTAATTGTGGCATGTATGCAATAAATTATAATGTATTTAGAATAATAGGTGGAATTGGAAATGTTGCATTTTCTAACTAATGCGAGGAAACCAAGGTTTCCTACGCGTACCTTCCTTTCTACTTGTTGGCGAGGGAAAAAAGGTTTTTTATGTGTGCCTTCCTACTTTTTGGCGAGGATGGGATTTTTTATTTCTTTTATTTTTTTATGTATTTTATATATTTTATTAAAAAAATGATTTTTAATAATTAAATTGTTATAAAAGGTAATTTAATATATATGATATAAAGTCGATATATAAACCTAATATATGAATATGGAAGAATTAAGAAAGAGACAAAGGTCGTCATCAACCGAAACCGAGTTTTCAAGCGACGACGACATTAAAATGTGTAAAAGTAATAGTGGAGAATCAGAAAGTGAAATCGACAGTTTAATAAAATATATAAAAACCCTTAGTATGGATTTGTCTATGACAAACAAAAAGGAATACCTTAAATTAGAAAGTATTTTAAAATTAATTGATTACAAATTAAATAAGCTTGATAATATTGAGAAGTTAGAAACAATGATAAAGAGAGTTGAAAAGAAGTTTGATTATATCATACGGGAAAAAGATTATGAGATAAGTAATTTAAAAGAAGAGCTTGATAGTTTAAAGTTACAGTTGAATGAAAATACAAGTGAAATAAAAAGTATGAATGATTATTTTATTTAGAGATATAAAAATATTAATTAGTTTACACTATTTTTACGGATTTAATTATTTTATATGTAATAAAATAATAATTATAAACATATAAAATAAATAAATTAAATTAAATAATATTCAAAAAAATCTATATAATATCTATATATATGGGTGACAATTTAGTCGGTTCGAATATAAATTTTAGTTTTCAATATGCTATTTCAATAATTGTAATATTAGTAGTATGTAACGCACTAATTAAAACAAATCCTAATATGAGTACGGTTGTAATAATTATAGTAGGTCTATTGGTTGGTTTTATTAGTTTAAAGATAATTAATAAAGTATTCCCCTACATGAATCAAACAGGGCGAAGTTTTTATAACTATATAGAATTTTCATTCTTAAGTAATTTTACTTCAATGGGATATATGCATATATGGCCTCCAATATTAGCTGTATTAGTCGTATTTGTTATATTACTATATAATAGAAATTTCGGAGGTTAATTTTCACAATAAATCACATATATTATATGAATTTATAGGATGATTGTCAAAATCAATTATTTCCATATCATATATATTATTATCTAATATTTCAATTATTTTATTATACATGTCATTTATACTATCTGTAAAAATAACATTATTTTTATATAATTCATAATTATCCGCATCTATTATATTAGGTTTTTCACTAATTACTGTACGATGACATGATAAAATTTCATTTATTCGGCATGTTTCTAAAATAGCGTCTTTATAAAAATGAATATTCAAAACGATTTTAGAATTTAGTATTTCATAAATTAATTTATCTCCATATAAATTATTAATAATTTTTATATTATAATTAGGATATAATAGCTTGTTTAAATATTTAAGTTTTAGTGAACGAATATCATTCATCGAACCGTAAAATAATATATTATTTTGAGGAATAATATTTTTTATATTAATGTTATATAGATTTTCAATAGATATAAGTGGTATAGGAAAATAATACATTTTCTTTTTAATAACATAGTGAAATTTATTAATATTTGATTTTGAATAGTCAAATGTTTTGATACTATTGTATATACTCATTTCATATTTTGTATCAATCCATTTTGAAATGTCTTTCTGTTCTAACTGATAAATAATATAGTTTTTAGGAAATATTTGAACTTTTTGTGAAAACAAAATAATGTGTAATAATGGATTTTGATAATCAATATTAAAAATAATTTCATTTTCAATATTATTTTTTCTTAATATATAACTCAAAGCTTTTGCGATGTAATTACCAAATTTAGTAGTAAATATTAATATTTTACCTTTGGACAAATCTTTTGATGAATTAACAGGTTCAACAAAAGTATTAACATCTTTTGTATCTAATTCCATTTTGTTAAAGAATATTTATATATTAAATTCTATTTTTAATCAAATAATCACGTTTAATCTAATAATTTTATATTATTATAAATACAATAAAAATCAAAATCTTCAATATTTTCATAACAATCATATATAAAATCATCATTATATGGAACATAGTTTTTCAAAAATTTCAAAACTTTTAATATACCCTTTTTAGATATAATATATACCCCACAATTGTTAAAAAAGTATTTTTTAGGCTTAAAATAATAATAATTATTCTGTTCAATTGGTATAAAATTATTCGACATACTATTAGTCAATTGGCAAATATCATAATTTAAAGGCAGATTTTTAATGTCAATATATTTTAAAAAAGTATACAAATAACACGACATTTTATTATTATCTGTAATAATTAAAAAATTATTTTTATCAGTGTATTCGCCATTTTTATTACAACCCTTTAATAACTCTTCAAATAAATTTATTTGTCTATAATTATTTAAAAATATTTTTACATTATTATCATTAATTTGATGAGGCGTCATAAAATATTTTATTTCATTTTTAAAAAGTATTCTCTTTTCGTAATCACTACCGTTAATATTTTCAATTTTTATAGGTTCATTATCAAAAATATTATTTACAATATCAACTTTAAATCCAATATCTATTAAGGTCAATACAAAAGGGCTTATTAAAGAACTATTTGATAAATAATGAACCGACATATTGTTTGATATATCATTTAATTCATTCTTATAAATATCATTTATAATAATTCTTTCAATAGTTGGAAAAAAATTATAATAATTTAATATTTTACTCTTTTCATAACGTATAATATTAATTCGTTTTGAATACCAGTCTTCTACCATGGCCTTTTTCATTATATTATATGAAGCCTCAAAATCATTTAAATCCAATTGAACGAATGCTTCAGGATTTATATAGGACGATGCATTAGGTGCACCCCAGTAAAAGCATAAGCATTCACATAATATGGGCTCCCATAATTTCTCACTAATATAGTTATACTCACTATTATTTTCAGCGATAAAATAATATTTATATGGAAAATATCCATCTATTTTTTGATTATTATCAAGTCGCCCTTTATAATTTTTAAAATTATGATGATTATCAAATCCATAAATATCTATCTTAAATAAGTCATTTGAAGAATTGTTCCCTTCCTTACTCTCACAAAATTTTAAAAAGTCTACTCTTAAACGATGGCCCGGGTCATGATACTTTGAAGAGCACACTGTTGCAAAATAATTATAATACTTAAATATGCGCGAATCGTCATTTTCAATATCCTTTTGAAAATCCGCATATCCCCTACCAAACTGCCATGAACAATTATTGTAATAATTTTTGTGATGTCTAACTGATAAAAACCGTGATTCATCGGGATTCGCCCATTCACCCCATGTTTTTACACCCCACGTTTGACTATAATCTAAACACATAGGTTCCATTTGAAAAACAATTGTTTTAGATGGGTCATAAAAATCCGTATCTCTAAGGGGTTTATTAACAATAACGTAATAATCCGGATTTTCATAATCATCCCCAACAATTTTAATATTATTCCATGTATATTCATTTTTACCTTTTGACATTGAATTCCACTCATTACATAAATCATTCCCGCTCTGCCAATTACACAACATTTTAACATAGAATGTTTTAGTTGAATTCTCATCATACGTATTTATTTTAACTTTATCTAAATCAAATCCACTAAAATCTTTTTGAATATCACTATCTACGTCACTTACAAATTCTTTAACCCAATCTGAATAAATGATATGTGGGTCTAATTCAAATATTAATAATTCTTTATTTATTTTAATAACGTAATCAATACCATGTCTAATACCATTTAACATAATATAATCAATCATTTTCTGTGCACCACGTTTCGTAATAATATATGAAAAAGTTCCACCTATATATTTATGATTTTTAAAATTACATACTTCTACAGTAGTCATATTATCAATTTTAACACTGTTGTGATATCCTAAAAATAATATATCAATATTTTTATTAAAATCAGCCATTACAGTTACGATATCTTTAAAATATTTTGTAAAATTATCAGACAAAACAATGTCATCCTCAAATATATAGTAATAATCATTCGTATCATCTTTTAATAAGTCAATCCAAATATTATAGTGTGACAAAGCACAACCAATAAAACCTTTACGATTTCCAAAATCATTTATTTTAAATAATTCATACATCTCAACATTTTCATTAATCTCATAACCATCTATTGCATCATAGAATTCATATGTTTCATCAAAATGGACATTTCTTAATTTTTCTATTATAGCATTTTTTCTATCAATCCTTTTTTTCAAATTTAGAATAAGTATTTTATAATTTAATGATTTAATTAAATCGCGAGAATTTGAATTTTGTTTATTATTACTTGAATTATTTGGGACATTATTATTTTTAAGAATAATATTTTTTTTTATAGAAGAATAATTATTCATATTTTATTTTTTATAATTATAATAGTTATATAAGTTTTAAATTAATTTATATAATTTTAGATTTTTAGAAAGTAAAAATTTAAAAAATTTAAAAAATTAAATTATAATTTTAAATTATAATTTTAAAATATCAATTTTAAAATATCAATTTTAAAATATCAATATAAATTATAATATGGAAATTAATTGTGAACAAATAGTAGAAGAATATCTTTTAAATAAAAATCCTCTATATTCATTTAGTTTCCCACTGTCGCTTCTTTTAGCAATTATTGTATTTGGTATATCCAAAGCAAGAAAATGGTCAACTAATTCATATATAAATCAAATCTTAATACCCGTTTTAACATTTTTATTAACAATGGTTGTTATAGACGTAATTTCAAGAATGATGCTATCAGGTGATGAAAAAGCACATTTAATACAAAAATGTAAAATATGGATGCATGATCCCAGAATACGTAATTATCTATTATTAAGAAAAAAAATTGATATGAATATGGTTGTTTTATATGATGTAAACGCCTCAATTGACCACTTTAATAATATGAATGATGATTCTGATGATAATATTGAAATAGATGACCATGAAAATAATAATGAACATTTTACTATACAAGATAATGAATTTGATAATAAAACAAAATACAATGATATAATGAAAGTTGAAGAGAGAGTATATAGAGAACAACAAAAAAATTATAATGAAGATGTTGAAGAACCAATATGCGAAATTAAAAATATTTCACCACAACCTATAAAATTAAAATATGAGGATGATTATGAAAGATGTGTAGGTGGTAATACACATGATTATAATTTATGTTCCGGTCCAGATACTGCTTCAAATCCAATGCATTTTCCAGTTCCAGGGCCACAATGGCTTCCACAATCGGCCGAAACTGTTCAAGCAAGACTGGCGAATAATGATTATTGGGGTTAATATGTAATTTATTTAAAAAATATTTCATATAATTAAAATAAAAAATCTTATAAAAGTTTCTAATTTATATATAGATATAAAAATACAAATGAGAACATCTACTTTAAATAGTTCACTTTCTATAATACCAATTATTTTACTTTTTTTATTAATTATGATATTGTTATATGTTAAACATTTAAATGACCGTAAAGATTTTATTGAGAGTTTTTATAATAATAATGGACTTGTAGATGGATATTTATATCCAACAACTGGTTTAAGCGATGAATGTTCTAAGGAAGGATTAAAACCAGCATTTATGCCAAAAGTATGCGATATAAATGGAAATTTAGATGTGTATTCTAATTGTAAATGCACGAATGATAAAGGTGATTGTAAATTATGTTATCCAAAAATAAAAAGAGACGTGACAAACGCCGAGCCTGTATACGAAGTAGGTAAATATCAGGATAGACCTGTTCAACATTATTTAAGTTAATATATTATAAAAAATGATAGATAATTATTTATACATTTATAAATAAATATCAATACTTATCTATTATTTTTTAATATCTTTTCTAAAATGTCATATTTATACTCTTATACGGGCATCTATGAAGGATTGGATACAACTCATAATACAATCTCTTATGAAGACTTATGTACAGAGTTGTATACAAACGAATGTACAAACTCAAGTTTAAGCGCACGCTTAGATGAAGATTTTGGTAGAAGCTCTTATGAAGACTTATGTACAAACGAATGTACAAACTCAAGTTTAAGCGCACACTTAGATGAAGATTTTGGTAGAAGCTCTTATGAAGACTTATGTACAAACGAATGTACAAACTCAAGTTTAAGCGCACACTTAGATGAAGATTTTGGTAGTATTTCTTATGTAGACTCATGTACAGGCTTGTATACAGGTGAATGTACAAGCTTAGGTACAAGCTTAATTACAAATTACGATGAATACAAACACATGGATGAAACCATAACTACGTTCTCAGATTACGATGAATACATGGCTGAAGCCATACCTACGTTCTTAAATACATTCTCATATATAAACATAGAAATTGAATTTCCAAAACCGATGTGTGCAATCGTAACTAAATCATTACACGAAGACATTGAGTGGAGAAATATATCAACAATGTGTAAGATGTTAAATTATGAAAGAAATGAAAAAATGTCTTTTACTGTAGAATGTGAATCTCTACACGACATTCAAATGATGGAATTCAAAAGTTTTGTTGAATGTACGTTTGACTTTTACAAACAATATATATGGAATAAACTTAAACATTCCCATGAAAAGGAATGTCTATTTGAAAATTTTACAAAAGATGTAAAAATAAGATTTTTTAATTAACAAATAATACATACCATTTGAAACAAACGAAAAGCGTAAAATAGCCAAAATTTTAAAAAAACAAAAAACTTTTTAAAGATTTTAAAAATTATAAAAATAATTTGTATAATAATATGTATAATAATTTGTATGAGGCGGAAACTATATAAAAAATGATAGATAATATGATTAGATATATTCATATAATTTTTTATATTAGTTAAATTAAAATGTGAATTGTTAGAGATATAATAATTTAATTGTTTAATAAAATGTTATACATTCAATATAAAGGCACCGATGCTGATATAAATAAAGAGAAATCTACAGAAATATATAAAAAATATACAGAACTATCCACTGAATCGAATAGAAATTTATTTTTTCAGCGTGAAATACTTAATACAATGCTAAATATATCAATATTATTCATCCTTCAAAACATCGACATTTTACAAGTATTAAAAGCTCTTTCTTTCTTTTTTATTTACGAATTACTCATTTTTTTGAACTATCACTTAAAAAAAATGTATTTGAATAAATGGTCTCCTATAATGAAAATCATCGACAATAATGGAGAAAAAATACGCTTCAAAGCCGTGTGTGGATTTAATCCACTTGAGAGTTTTGATATAAAAATAAGTTATATCGAGTATAAAACGAAATTACGAAAAATTGTAAGCACAAATAAAAGAAAAATATTGCATAATTTCAAAAAAGGACATGACTATAATATTAGATTAAAAAACGACGCAAATACTATAAATGTTACGTTAGTTTGTCCAGAAATATACACAAAGAATCGATTAATGTATGATGTGTAAATCATATTGTTTCTATCATTTATTTTTGTGCATTTTTGATATATTTCTTCTATTTATAAAAAAATGATTAATAATATCTTAAGTGTTGTATTTTAATTAATAACAAGTAATTCCTAAATATTATCTCAAAAAATGGAACATACCTTTTCAGGATTTTTAATCCTTTTAAATATAATACTCTTAACATCCATTGTTGTATACTACGGTTCTACATTGATTGATTCAATAATATCAATGTTTTTTAAGTCTCCGCCTCCCTCAAATTCAATCATGAGACGCTCAAGAGTTAAAAAAATAATCTGGTTACAAACAATTAAATTTGAAAATCAAGAACTAACGCCAAATGTAACTATTTTTATTAAAGAAAATAGTGACTGTAAACATCCACGAGAAGCTCTAAAACGGTGTTTGTTAAATGACATTGAATTCTGTAATGAGATAATATGTGAATTGAGAGAAAATCATAAGTTCCGTTTTAATATTAATGGATGGAATTACAAATTAACATGGAAAGAAAGATATAACAGTTCTAAAAAGTGAATTTTTTAAATATCAAAATAAATACTTAATGATAAAAAGTGGAATTATATAAAAACAGTATACAAATAAGTTATTTTTAGTGGTATTTTATAATTTTCATTTAGAAGATTTATATAAAAGAATTAAAATTAACAAGAGATATTAATAAACTATTTTTTAGATAATATTTTTATATATTTTATAAAAATATATTTTATAAAAATATATTTTATTATAATATAATAACACCATATGCCAACAGAAATAGAAGCAAAATTTTTAGATATTGATATAGATGAGTATAGAAAATTGCTTAAATCAAAAGGATGTAAACGAGTTTTTAAACTAAGACTTTTTAGAAGGTCAGCATTTCCTTTATGTGATAATAATCTAACTGGATATTGTAGAGTTCGCGATGAAGGAGATAAGGTTACATTAACTTCTAAAACATATCCTACACCAAAATATGCAGAAGAAAATGAAATTTCTATTAATGAGAGTTTCGAAGATGGTGTTAAATTTTATAAAAGTTTAGGACTAAAAGAAAAAGCTTATCAAGAATCATATCGTGAAAAATGGAAACATCCTTTAGCAAACGAAATAACAATAGATATTATTCCTGGTTTACCTGCATATACTGAAATAGAAACAAATAAAGAAAAAGATCTAAATAAATTAATTAATATTTTAGAATTAGATAAATCTAAAATGAGGTTTGGCGCATTTGATATAACATTTCAGGAATATTATGATATTGATCCAAGTATTATAAATACAAAAACACCCTTTTTAACATTTAAAAATGTAATAAATGAACTTAAACCAAAAAAAAATTTTGAATTATTAAAAACAATTTATAATAAATATAAACATTTAGGTGAAATAAATAAAAAATTAAAACGTAGTACACCTTTAAAAAAAAAATCTACTAAAAACCCTTCTAAGAAAATTATTAAAAAGTAAATATTTTTATATACTTAGCATTGTTAACCGATACTCTAGAATACCGCAATCAAATATTTAAAATGTTTTTAAGTAATGAATTTATAAAATTATATTTCAAATAAGAATTATTATTTACATTATATGTTGAAGAAATTTAAATTTTTATATAAAAACTGATGGTTAAAAATCTAAAAAATATTTTTATAATATAATTAAAATAAACACGCAATACTCAACAACAAGTAAACTAATATCAAGAAACGTAACACACAATAAAATTAATTTAAACAGTTTTAAAAATGAATTCCTTTTGTGAAATGCTTTTAATCTTTTTAGAAATGTTTTGTCTAATACTGAGGTGTATGATACTCATTCCAGCCATTTTAGCTTTTTTCATTACTATATATCAAATTATTGAGCATCTAGATGTGCTTCCATTTAAGCTACCGAAATGTAATATTTCTGATTGAGATTAGTTCTGATAAAATCATTCAGTGAAATTAGTTACATTATTATTATCTTTATATAATTCACTATGATATAGAAAAATTCATGAACATTTAATCAATATAGAATACACAATTTAATAAAGATAGTTATTATAGTATATGTTATTTCATTTTTTCCTGATATATGATAACATCTATATATAATAATATATCTATTTATAGAAATCTATATTTTATAAATATATATTTTTATAATTTATAAAAAAATGATGGCTAAAAATCTAAAAAACTTTTTCATATAAAATATTATTAACAAAAATATTGATACCAAAATAAGTTTTAATTTATATTTTCGTATATTAGAAGTAAAAGATGTTTTTTGAAGTCTGTATTATTGCTATCATGAATCTTGTATGTGGTTTATTCATAATTATAGTTTCTATTATTTTAATGATTCTTCTTAAGTCAAATCAAGGTAAAAGCCCGTATAATAAAAAGGAACATTTACTTTGGGCTATTAATAGAATAGACGAAAAAATAAGTAATGTATGCGATGACTCTTCTCTATCACGAGAAAAACTAAACGAATGGCTTTTAATCTTAAATAAGGATAAAGCCTTTTTGGAGGAGGAGTATAAAAAAATATAATCATGCACATTTTTTTACTATACAAATTATAGTAAAAATCAAATATTTTATCATTAAAATTATATATATTATAGAAGAGTTATTATTTACATTATATAGCGATTGATTTTATTTTATGTGAAGTAATTTAAACCTTTACATAAACATTTTATAATAAAGAATTGTACACCATACTCATGATTTAAAATATTATTCCTGTATAAAGAATTAACTAATTTTATAAAAAACTGATGGCTAAAAATCTAAAAATTATTTTTACAATACAATGTAAATAAAACACAAATACTTTTAACAGAAAGTGCTGTAATAACAAAAACTTTAACAACAAGCAACCTTAAATAAACATAATTTTGAAATGATTGAATCTATTTTCGTACTTATTGGTCTTTTTGTTTTAGTCATGGCGATTTTAAACGTAGGTGGTCGTGGTTTATCTGATATATACACTCAATCTGTTCTACAAATAAGCATCGGAAATAAAACAATCGATGTTCAGGTTCAGAGTGATAAAAACATTCCAGGCGTCGAGTTATTGACTCGTTCTCTTGCTGAAATACAAGAGAAAAAACCAATAATTATTGGCTGTTTTGAGAACGGCGACGATTACGTTTTTAATTACCGTGATGCACAAATAACATTAAAATGCCCCATGAATATGCCCCTCCTGGATATGAGTAATATTTGGAATTATTGATAGCTTAAATTATTGTGATAATTTTCACTTTCCATGTAGATGATATAGAAGAATACCTACTCCAGAATACTCCAAACTAAATACTTAAAATCTTTTTAAGTAATACATTTATAAAAAATATATATTTATATAATTAATAATATAATATACTATTTTTTTCTATATTATATTATAAATAACATGTCCGCAGTTGTTACAGTATTAGCTGCAATTGGTTTATTAGTAGTCGTATCATATCTAATTGTTTATTTATATAAATACATTAAACATAAAATTGAAGAAAAAATTGCAGAAGATGCTAATCCTCCAAATAATTATATGCAGAATTCGGGATTAAAATGTCCTGATTACTGGGTTAATACAGGAATAACACCAAAAGGTGATTATGTATGTCACAATTCATTTAATATTGATTCAGTAAATCCAACATCGGGAAGTTATGCTGGAAAATGTAATCCTGTTAAGATGGTATTTCCAAAGATAGATGAAGATTATACATGGGAATATGGTGATCCAGATGGATTAACAAGTTACACGTATAATGAAAAATACGACTTTTTAAATAAAAGTGTAAATAATTCAATGAGTAGATGTCAATGGATTAATTATTGTGGTCCATCAAAGAATGTTCAAGGTATATGGTCAGGCGTAAATGAGATTTGTAATAGTCCACCCACTTCATAATTTTATCTTTTTTCTCTCCTAAATATTACCACTTAAAATAAAAATTTACCACTTAAAATAAAAATTTACTACTTAAAATAAATATTACAAATTATTTTAATATATAATATTTATGAATTGGTCTGATAAATATAAACCCATTTTTTTAAATGAAATTAAACACAATATAAATGAAATTAAAAAAGCCAAAGAATGGATAGAAAATTATAAAAAAAACTCGGTTAATTCTAAAAAAGTATGTCTTATATTAGGTCCATCTGGATGTGGAAAAACACTATTAGCAGAACTATTATTTAAAGAATATAATTATGACAAAATTGAGTTAAATTCAAGTGACATTAGAAGTCAAAAAAAAATAGGCGAGTTTCTTAAAAAAACGTTGTCATACAATAATGTTATTGATATGTTTAATTATGGTAAGAGACCAATCGGCATTTTATTAGATGAAATAGATACAATATGTAAATTATCAGATAAAGGTGGCTTTAATGAATTTTTAAGTATTTTAAAGAATAATGACAAGTTTTTATCTCATAAAAAAACAATAGAAGAAAAACCTTTAAAAAAAACAACTAAAAAGTTGATTCATGATGATTATATTAAATTATATAATCCAATAGTATGTACATCAAATGATATAAATGACAAAAAAATAAATGATTTAAAAAAATATTCAGTCGTTATAAATCTTTATAAATTAACATATGAAGAGATTATTTATATAATCGATGATTTATATCTTAAGAATAATCAAAAAATAGAAGAGGATGTAAAACCGATTATATGTAAACATGTTAATGGAGATGTTCGTTTATTGATTATATTATTAGAAGATATATATAATTATGCACACGGAGAATTAATTACGGTGAATATGTTTAAAATATATTTAGAAGCATTTAATTCTAAAAACGAAGATATTCAATTAATGGAGTCAACTCATTTATTAATGAGCAAAAATATGAAGGTGTCCGATTCACAAAAATACTTTGATGTAGATTGTTTATTAATACCTTTAATGGTATATCATAATTCATATAATTATATAAAAAAGAGCGATGATACTATAAAAAATAAATTAAAAACATATAAAAACATTATAGAATCACTATGTATACATGATACAATACAAACTAATATTTATGAAACACAAGATTGGATTGAGTTATATGATATAGCGAGTGTATATGGTGCATCTATTCCAAATTATAATATTATGCAATTGAAAAATAAGAGCCCTATTGTTGAAGATGTTGAATTTACAAGTTTATTAAACAAAATATCACAAATGTATTCAAACAAAAAAATATTGAATTCTTCGAGATTTTCAATAGGTAAAATAAATTATGATAATGACGAAATGATATACTTAACTGAAATAGTAAAATATTATTATGAACAGCATAAGAAATTATTACTTAAAGAATCGGGTGATAGTGAAAGTGATGAAGATTTTCAGCAAGATAATGAAGAAGAAAATTTGGATGAAAAAAATGATACGGCAGAATTTTATAAATGTGTAAAACCAATAGGTAATGATAATACTAATAATAGTAATTTAATAAATTTTATGAATAATTATAATATTAGCATGGATGAACTTGAAAATATATTAAAGATTGATAAATTTAATCAAACTGGCGATAGTAAGAGAAAAAAGATTACTATAAAAATTAAAAAAAATATAACAAATAATTTATTAAATCCATATAAGTTTACAATTTAATTTATTTTCTTTATTTCAATAAGCTATTATATTACATAAAAAGGCACGGACTAAGACAAGACATTTGAAATATCCACGAAAAACGAACGACTCTGATTGAAAATGTTTTTATGAAAATTCAAATGTAATTAAAAATAATAAAGCAAATGTATATTATCCCACTGCATTTCTTGAACATATATAATAAAATATTTTTTTATAGAATTTTTTATATAAATCTTATATAAAAAATTATTTATCTTAAAACAACTAATATGAAATAAATCTCTATGTAGTATATAATAGTTTATGGATAATAAAAACTCAAAACTAAATTTAACTAAAAAGAAAATGGTCAATAATATGTATAAAAATATTAAAAGCAATAAAGAAACAAATGAAATTAAATATATTGAAATTAAAAAAATATATCCATTGCATGGTTCTGTTCAAAATTATTATCATTTTATGATGTCCGTTTTTATACCACTCTTATTAGACACATTTGAATATTTAAAAAAAGGTATTGAACCAGTATATATTTTCAATACTAATTTCGGCCCAATGTTACGTATATTAATGGAATTACCTATTAATATTAAATTTAGATATAGTGATATGGAATTATGTCAAAAATTAGATAAAGACAAATTAATTGAACAAAAACTGTTTAAATCATATGACATGCACCCTAATCCAAATATTTTAAAAAGGAATCTTGTAATGAAGAAGAAAGGTTATGGCGATTTTTTAAAATACAATGATTATACTAATATTAATAAATGGATGAAAGAAAATACTAAAAAATATGATTTAGACCTCGTTAAAAAGTATGATATATTAATAATTGAACGAAAAGTACATAAATCGTATGAAATAGTGGAAGATTTAAAAAATACTAAAAAAGACGTTGATGATAAAAGTTATAATAATAAATTAAAAGAACTTTTTAAACATTCTGGCAAAGAATTACGAAGTATCATTAATCATAAAGAATTTGTTAAATTTATTAAAAAATTATTTCCTAAAAAAAAAGTTTTAAATATATCACTTGAATATACACCAATATTTGACCAATATAAACTTTTTAATAATGCGAAATTAATATTTTGTCAACATGGTGCAAGTTTGTCAAATATTATTTTTATGAATAAAGACTCTCAATTAGTTGAAATAATTAATAAAAGTAAATATGAATTAGATAATTGGTTTTTACCATTATCTAATGCATGTAAAATTAAACATCACCAATATGTTACAGATGAAGCACATGTAAATATTGATTTAGATGATTTTAAAATATATCTGGAAAAAGAAAAAATATTATAATATTAAGTCAAACATTATTTTACTTACTCAAAATATTTATTAAGTTTATTATAACTATCCAGATTATTTATTTTACATATTTTATGTGTATCTATATTCATACATCCGTTTGATTTAATACAAACTTTATAACATTCATCTATTTTTTCTATCCATCTTATATATTTTTCATTTATTAATCGGTTATCATCTGTTTTTAAGTATGATTCTTTTTGATTATCCTCCATTATTTAATAATATAAATTTATAAATATATCTTTATATTAAAATATTGGATTTATTTAAAAAGTAGTAGTAACAGAACGTAAAGACCTCGAACCTTTAGATGATAAATTAAGAGGCAAATCAATCGGCACTGGCATATATTCAATTTCTTTAATATATCCATAATACTGCTGTACTTCAGGAATTATTTGTTCAGTACACCAATCAGAAACTAATTTATTTAAATATTCAAGCTGTTCTTTTATTTTATCAGGTCTATTTGGACTATGTTGTAAATAAATAGACCTCATTATAATTTCCAATTCTATATCAGATTGTCGCCCGATTACATATTTATTATCACTTTTAACATAAACATTATAACGTATCATATTTTGAATAATATCCATATTTTTTTTTGAAAAAAATAATTGATTTAATAATGATGTCTCTTGTATACCATACAATGCTTCTACTTGAAAATTATTCATTGTTTCGTTATTTTTATCAATCATTTTCATATCTTTCATATTATTATCTGTTAATGTAACACGACCATTTTGAAATTGACTCGTTAATTGATTCATTATATAATTTATAATAGATCTTTTTTATTTATATATAGCGGATTAAATTTTAAATAAATAATTAAAATTATTTTGTCCATCCAGTTGTTACAACATTATTTGCCTTCGTATCTATTAAAGTCTCTTTTAAAACATTTTTAATTTCATGTATATTTAATGTAAAACTAAAATTATTTTTTATTGTTAACAATTTTAAATCTGCATTATATGCTTCAATCGTTACATTTGAAACATTATTTAATAAGTTTGAATAATTTATCATATAACTGTTATTCCTATTTATATTTGATATAACCGTATCATAATTACCAGGAACATTACTTAATAATATTTTAGCAAATATATGTGACTGATCTTTTTGATATACTTCTATATCAGGATTATCCTTTGTAATACATGTATAATCATCACCTATATTTACATTAAATAATTTTTCATTTATATAATTTCTATTGTATTGCAACTGTTTTGAACATATAGCATTAATAACTTGGTCTGTATTATCAATAACTTCATTTGAATCAAATTTTATTTTAATATAAATATACGTATCATTGATAAAGTAATATTGATTTGAAAAATATTGTAATTTTAAATTATAAGAAGGTATACTTGTAATAGATGAATATAAATTTTTTTGATTTGTAGTTAATTGGTGTTGATTTAAAACATACGCTTGATAATTAGTTTTTACAAAACTGAACCCATCATTCTGTATTACAACATATATTTCATCTGTTTGATTTGCAATAGGCCATGCCAAAATATTTAATAATGAACGTTTTTTTTCATTATCTGTATTAAATTCATAATTTATATATAAACCATCTTTTTTATCAAAAATCCATCTAAATAATAATGAACGTCCTATATAAACATTTTCATCTACATATATATAATCCGTAAAAATAGCAGGTGAACTATAAGAACTATTTAAAATAAATCCTCCATCAATAGTATTAAATGTAATATTTCCATTACTATCAGTATTTTTTTGGATGGCATTAAAAATAGGTAATCCTGATGTTTGGTCAACCCCTGGCTGAATTATTTGTAATCCATCTTGAAATAAATTATTTCCATTAAATTGCCCTTCATCTGGATATATTGTATTATTTGATGGAATATTTAGTGTTAAAGAATCATATCGACGCTGTGATAAAAATGAATTTAATACACTTGAAAAAATAATATTATTTGTTATAGATGGTCTTATAATATTTCCATCAGGATTATATTGTTTTGAATTAACTGTTCCTGTAGATAATTGTAGTGCAAAACGTAAATATCGAACAGTTGAATTCTGTTGTGTAGTTGAACCCGGTTTGGATAATATTAATGTATCAATATATTTATAATACGATATTGTTTGTAATTCATTAATATTATAACCATTTTGTAAATATATTTCAACGTCATAAAATTCCGTATAATTAATTAATCTATAATCGATATTACCAACATTTGTTTTTAAATCTGTTATTACTAATGGAAATGCATTAGGTGTATATATACAATCTGGATTTAAATAATATTGACTTGTAGTATCATTTGATGCAGGTACTACAATATATATATATTTCGTATCTAATGTATAATAATTATTCGTTTGATATTGTGTAGATTTCTCGTAAAATATATCAGACAATAAAAAATTATTATTATATGGTGAAAATGTTTGAATCGCTGCAATATTAATCTCTTCAATTCTGTTTACAAATTTAACAATACTTGATAATGGATCAATATCAACTCTAAATAAATGAGGTGTACCTATTCTTTTAGGATAAGCTACATATGGTTGTTCAATTATACTAATATTATTTTTTAAATTATTTGAACCATGTGTTATTTTTGATGTTGAAAACTGTATATTTCTAATTAATGTTTCAATATTATAATAACCAGGTGTAATAGTTGTTTGATATACCAAATAATTACCTAAATCTGGTAATATACCAGATGATGTATTATAACAATATACTGAATTGGGTAAACTACTATATGATATAGTTCTTTTATTATCTGGAACTGGAATAATTGAATTGTCAATATTTCCTTCTAATAAACTATTTTTTGATGCATATTGCCATGCCAAACTATTATTAACATTTGTAACTGATTGATTTGTATTTGGAAAAACTAAATCATTTATAATAACTTTATTAATATTATTAAATGTTTTATTTAATGGAACTGTAAAACTATTTGAATTAGGATTATAAGCAATATCTCTATTATTACAATCTATATTTACTTTTGTTATTATCTCTTTTTTATAATTATTTGAGCTAACATCATTTGTAAAATCATCAAACATTGGATAATGATTTTTATTACCATTAACAGGCCATTTTTTAAATATTGTTTTATTAATATTTAAATGTGAATTTTCATATTCATTGTCATTTACATATTTTTGTGTCTCTTCAACTAAACCATTATCTATGTAATTTTTAAAACGACTATAATATTTTGTCTCATTCTGCATCTGTTCATTAGATAATATATTACCTGATACAAATTGATTTGTATATAATAAATCTTGGGGGTCTGACATTCTTAATATTGTCTCTCAATAATTTATTCTCTTATATTATTTTTAAATCAATTATTTCTTTTTAATATATTTTATTATAAAATTATTAAAATTTGTTTATACCGATAATTAAAAGTTTGTTTAATACTCATAATTAAAAATTTGTTTATATTGATAATTAAAAATTTGTTTATATTGATAATTAAAAATATATTTTATAAATATATCTATAATATGAAAACACTAAATAATTATAATAAGGAAAAAAATAGAGAAAAAAATAATGAACTAATTAAATGTGCATGTGATTTAGCAACTGAAAATATAAATAATGGAGGTGGGCCATTCGGGTGTGTAATAACAGATAATGATTATAATATTGTCAGTACAGGCGTAAATAAAGTAACCGTTGAAAATGATCCTACTCTACATGCTGAAATAGTTGCTATAAGAAATGCATGTAAAATTAAAAATACATTTAATTTATCAGATTGTATATTATATACAAGTTGTGAACCATGCCCTATGTGTCTATCTGCTATTTATTGGTCACGTATAAACACTGTTTTTTATGGGAATACTCGCAATGATGCTGCAAACATTGATTTTGATGATTCATTTATTTATGATGAAATAAATAAACCTAATCAAGATAGACAGTTAAAAATGACTCATATAGAAGGTGACTATGCCCAAAAAAGTTTTATTTTATGGAAAGAATATGATAAACGAATTGAATATTAGTTTTATTTTTTAATAATAATTTGTAATAATAATTTTTAATAATTATAATTCTAAAAATGTATAGTAACTTAATTTACCTAATATGTGAAATTTTTTTATTTACTTCTTTTTAACAATAACTTTTTTAGAAGCTTGTTTCTTCTTATTTTGTGATGCCAATAATTTATTTTGTTCATCCATCTTTTTATTATATTTATCAATCTTTATCCTATAAACATCAATAAATTTATTTAAATCATCTCTCCATAGATCTTTTTCACTCTTTAACATTAAATCATTAAATAATGCTAATTTATTCGCATGTAGTGTCTTAAGTTCTTCAATCTTTTTCTTAGTCAATGATTTAATCTTCATTCCTAATAAATACTCATATGTAAAAGACGATGTATCTTCTTCTTCATTATCATCATCACTCTTTTTATTAAAATCTTCTTTTCCAAATTTAGGATAATTGCGTTCAATTAACATAGCCTCAATCTCTTCATCTTCCTTTTGAATAATATTTATTTCACCGCTTATAAACTCTTCAATAAAACGAATCTTAGATTGATATACATCCAATTCTTTCTGAATTGATTTTATCATATAATCTTTCCTCTTAGTATAATAAACAAGGCGTAGTAAATAAAACTCTTCTATAATATCCTCGGGGCTATCATATTTACATATAATTCCCTTATTGTTATACAAATGTATATTACTATAATTGCTGTTTTTACTATCAGTTAATTTAAAAATATTTTCAAATTCATTATTTATCCTTATTGAATTAAACTCATCTTTTTTAAATTTTAACGTAAAATGCACTATCTTTTCAGTTGAATTATTACTAAAATCAACTAAACACTGTTTAGATGCCTTTCCATCATTATTCGCTTTTTCATATAAAAGACTCTCTAAAAAAGTTTTATAATCATCTGTCCATTTACCAATAGGTAGTTCATCAATAACTACCGTTGTATCATCAATTATTTTAAAATTACCTTTATTAATATACTGTTCACTACCATATTCATTAATGCCTTTGAATTCAACTGTTCCTTTAAATCCTCTATACCATGGCGTCATTTTAACAAGTGGTTTATCATCCATTAAATTAAATAGATTTTGAACAATAATTTCAGGGTCATGAGGGGGTACTTTAGTACTAAATCCTGTTCCAATACCTTCTGTTCCATTTACTAAAATCATAGGAATAATTGGTAAATACCATATAGGTTCAATCTTTTTACCATCATCTTCATTATATTCCAAAAGGGGATTATCTAAAGGGTTATATATATGAAATGCCAATTCAGATAGATTTGTAAAAATATATCTTGGTGAAGCAGAATCATGGCCCCCAAGTAACCTAGTTCCGAATTGCCCTTTTGGTTCCAATAACTCAATATTATTGGATCCCACAAAATCTTGCGCCATACCAATAATTGCCTCATGTAACGATGTTTCACCGTGATGATAAGCACTTTTTTCTCCAATATATCCAGCTAGTTGTGCCACTTTAATCTCTTTTTTAAGATTCTTTTTTAAACAACTGAATAAAATCTTTCTCAAAGATGGTTTTAATCCATCACAAATGCATGGTATAGACCTTTTACAATCATAATCCGAAAAATGTATTAATTCCCTATCAATAAATTCGTGATAAAGGACTAACTTTTGCGATTGTTCAATAATATTATCCTTATCATATGATTTTAACCATACTTTTCTATCCTCAGAACGATTTTTATCAAATGCCAACTCAATCTTATCTATTGACATTTCTTTATTTTCAACATCATCGTCTGTTTCCGCAACAGAATAAAAAATATTCTTATTTTCAAAATCTGTAAAATACTCTTTTGCTTCATCAGATGTGCTTGTGCCCAAACCTTTGTAATATTTAATATCCCATGAGCCCACATTTTCAATGCCATTTTGCCAATTATTAAATTCAGTCATTGTATAAAAATTAATAACTTCTTTGCCTTTCTTAACTTTCAAAATTGGTGTCGCCAAAGATATTATAAAACCCTTGATTTCTAATAATTCCGGCCAAAAGATTGATATAAGATTGATTAATAGACCTTTAATATGACTACCATCAACATCTGCATCAGTAAATATCATTATACGTCCATAACGTAAATCTTTTAAAGTATCTTCCTTTAAGTTATTCTTTTTACCATTGAACTTTAAACCCATGATTTTTACCAAGTTTGATATCTCCGCATTTTCACTTATTTTTTTCATAGTGACATCCCTAACATTTAATAACTTTCCTCTTAATGGAAATACTCCAAAATAATCGCGTCCAACAACACTTAAACCTGAAACGGCCAATGCCTTAGCTGAATCTCCCTCCGTTAAAATCAATGTGCATTTTAAAGATTCACTTGTTCCTGCTTTATTTGCATCATCTAATTTATCAATACCTCTTAAACTAGTTGTTTTTTTACCACTTGCTTTTTGAAGACCAATATTGTCTTTAAATTCACTCAGTTTCATAGAACGTTCAACAAGACTTGTTTTAATCAACTTTTCAACAAATTTTTCTGAAACTTCACATTTACTACCAAATTTACTTGCCGGGGTTGTAAGATATTCTTTAATTTGACTGTCAAAAGATGGATTTTCAATAGTTGATCTAACAAAAACAAAAAGATTATCTTTAATATGTGCTGGTTTTAATTCAATCTTCTTGCGTTTGATTCCTTTAGTGCTTACATAATTTTGAATCTTTTTAACAATACCATTTACTACATAATCAACATGTTTTCCACCTTTTAATGTTGAAATTCCATTAACAAAAGATATTTGTTCAAATTTAGTATCTGGATTAACACATACTACAATTTCCCATCTATCATTCACTTCTTCATAAACTCTTTCAACATCATCATCCAAATAATAACTTATATATTTTTCAAGACTTTTTGATTCTATCTTTTTATCATTTAACATTACTGTAACAGTCTTACCTGTGCAAGCAGTAATATCAATAACTCTCTTTTTCATAAGTGCAATTGTATCATCTCCAATTTTATCAATTCCAAAACGAACTAAATCTGGTGAAAACTCAATCTTTGTATAGGGCTTACCTGTAAATTTTGTTATTTCAGGAGGATGTGCAATACTCATGTTTTTTTCAAAAATTTGGGTGTATTTCAGTTGCCTATCAGCGTCTACTGTTTCAACTTTAAATAATGTTGAAAAAATGTTACAAGCCTTTGATCCGATTCCATTTTTGCCCGATGTAATTTTCTGTTCATTTTTATCATAGTTTGTTGATGTTAATAATTGACCAAAAATCATTTCAGGGATGTAAATTCCAAAATCTTTATGTTTAATTATTGGTATTCCTTCGCCATTATTTAAAACTGAAATTAAATTTATATCTTTATTTATATTTACCGAAATCATTGTTACTTTGTTTAATATAGAATTATTTTTATTAGTCCTAACATACTGGTCGGTTGCATTAACAAGAATTTCATCAAAAATTTTATAAAGACCTGGTATATAAGTAATGTTTCTAAATTCCATTTTGTCAGTAAATTCATTATAAACCCATGCTTCTAATTCAGTATTTTCAATTGAACCTATATATGTATCAGGCAGATCATATATGTGTTCAAGTTGAGTTTTTTTAACATAAGTTTCTTCAATAGTTTTTGTGTTTGAGTTAGACATAATTTGTTTATGATGTCATAATATTATAATCTTTTTATATCAAAAATAAAAATCATTTTTTTTTAATTTATTAAAAATAAGTTTTTATTATATAAAAAATATTAAAATTTATTATTAAATTATTATTATTATTAAATTATTATTATTATTAAATTATTATTAAATTATTATTAAATTATTATTAAATTATTATTAAATTATTATTATTATTATTATTAAATTATTATTAAATTATTATTATTATTATTATTATTATTATTATTATTATTATTATTATTATTATTAAATTATTTATTATTATTATTATAAAATTATTATAAAATTATTATAAAATTATTTTACTTTTTTACTTTTTTCTTCAATGTATTTATCTAAATTATCTTTAATAATAGTATTTACAGACAATGCAATATATTCTTTATCATTTATACTTGATAATCTTTTCTTCAAATCTTGATAAGACATTCCTATTTTATAATCGTTAAAAATATCTTTTTTACTTGGAACTCTTTTTTCTTTTTCTACAAACTCTAAAAATAGATTATGTATTTCATGTTTTTTCAGTTTAATTTTATTTGGATTCTTAATTTTCAAATAATCATCTAAATGTTCTTTTACAATTATATTTTTAGATAATTTTATATATTCCGCGCTATTTATATCTGTTATTTTTTTCTTAGTTGTAATATGAAACCAATTCCCTAAATTAAAATCTTTATAAATTTCTTTTCTTAAAGGACATCTTTTATTTAATTCAATAAATTCAAAAAATAAATTATACCAAAAATCTTGTGTAAATTTTACTTTTGTTTTATTTTTATCTTTTTCTTCCAAATATTTATCTAAATTATTTTTAATAATTTCATTTACTGATAATATATTATATAATTTATTTTCCTTATTTATTATTTTATGTTTTTGATTACCCAAGAATGCTCCAATTTTTATATCATTATATGATTCTCTTTTATGAGGACATCTTCCTTCCTTTTCAATAAATTCTAATAAAATTTTAAATAATTCATCAAAACTTAATTTTACATCATTATTATTCTTATTTAATTCTTTATAATTAAGATATTTATCAATATGATCTTTTAAAATAACATTTTCTGATAATAAATTATAAATATAATTATTATATTTACCATTATTATATATTTTTTTTTTTAAATCTTGATAAAACTGTCCTATTTTTATATCTTTATATATTTCTCTTTGTTTTGGACATAATCCATATTTATCCACATATTCAAATAATAAATTTTTTTTAAATTCCCATATTTCTTCCAAATTTTTTATTTCACCCATACTGTTATAAACCATTTCAAATTTGAATTCAATATTAGTCTTTTCCTCACAATCAATATTTTTATTAGATTCTTTACCATCATCTTCTTCATTCATATTAAATAATATATAACCTCCTAATTCTTTCCTTTCATATGATTTTTTAATTCTTTTATCATTATTTGCCATCACTTTCAAAAAATTACTAATATTATCACCATCTTCATTACAACTATAAGGTAATATTATATTAGAATATTTTTTATCACAGTGTAATCTTAAAGATCTTCCAATAATCTGAATAAGTGTAGTTGATGCTTTAGGTAAATGCATAAAAATTACTCCTTTTGTAATAGGTGCATTAAAACCTTCAATTAAAATACGAACATTTACCAAAAATGGTAAATTACCACTTTTAAATTGATTAATAATGTCATTTCTTTTACTCTTTTTTGTATTACAATCTAAATATTCACATGATTTATTCATAATAGAATTCATCAAATCATTTATTTGTTGTCCTTCTTCTTGACTATTACAATAAATAATCATATTTTTATAATTATTCAAAACATACTCACAAATATTTCTATTAGTTGGATCATCATTAAAAATAGGAATATGAACTGTATAATCCGATAAATAATTCTCTTCAATCATATCTCTTATATCTTTTTTATAAAAGTCAAATCCTTCAATAGGATCAATCGTTGCAGATAAATAAACATTATTTTTATATTTCGATAAATCATGTATCAATTTTATATAGTTACTTTTTTTTAACTCATCATTTGAATCATCTTCACTTGACTCATCTAAATCAAAATCGTCATTTTCTTCGCAACTGTCTTCATTTTCCTCACAGTCCTCATCACTATCCGACCCATTATTATAATTATATTGATCTTCATCAAATTTATATATTTCAGGTTTTTCAATATGATGTGCTTCATCTATATAAATCTTCTCAAAATCGTTTGCATAATTCATAATAATTCCTACGCTGTTATAAACGCAAATTGTTATTCTCTTTTTTTCATCAAATTCATTATTTCCATCACCAATCATTTGTATTTGATTTATCCATTCAGGTCTATGTAATAAAAGTTCATCATAAAATTGTTCCATTAAAATAATACGTGGAACAAGTATCAAATATTTTTTATCAATATTATCAGACATAGAATATATAATAATAATATTTTTTCCACAACCTGTTGGTATGCAAATTATAGAATTTTTCTTATCCTTATTATTAATTATTTCAATGGCTTCAGTTTGATAATCTCTAAGAATTAGTTCTTTCTCCTCCTTTAATTTTGGATATTCAGGTGGATTTATCATTAAATTTTCACAAAAAGAAATTATTTCTCCTCTTAAGTATGGTTTATCAATAAATAACTCACTTCTTTCTAATAAATGTTCAGATAATATAGAATCATTGTTGCGCGTTATAACTAAATTTTCCCATCTAATAACAGGTTTTTTTAATTCTTTATTATAAAAAACTTGGCTACCAAAAAAAGTAGAACAATCTCTCCATGTTAAAGTATTTTTTCTAAGCTTGCATTGAACAATTGTATTTAATAAATCACAGCAATCAATGCCAGTATCATTACGAGACATTTTGTTTAATTCCTTAAAATTTGGATCAATATCATTATATTCATAAAATAATGTTTCTCTCTCTTCCGATAATTTTATGCATGAAAAATATTCAAATATTTTCCATAAATCATTATTATCTAATGAATGCATATCTTTACCTGAATTTATCAAGTTTCTGTATCTTTCATAAATTTGGATTTTATAATGATTTATAATATCTATGTCCATTTTTGATAAAGTTTAATTTATTTATTGTTTATTATTTTTTTATAATTGTTTATAATTGTTTATAATTGTTTCTGAATAAATTATATAACTTTCAAACATAACGTTTATTTGTCATCAATTTTTTTTAATTTATTAAAAAATAATAAAATTAAAGAAATAAATTATTAATAAATATAATAATTTATTAGAAAAATACTATAGAATAAAAAAATCTTATTGTACATTTATGTCTTATTTAACATTTATTTATTGTATATTTCAATTATGCAAAAAATATTTTTATCAAGTAAATGTAATACATTATATATTTCACTATAAAATTTATATATATCATTAAAATATTTTTTAATTTGTTTTTCATTGCACATTTGTGCATATAATTCAATATTAAGACCATCACTATTATTTCTTATTAAATTGATAACAATTCTAACTTTATTTTTTGAAAAATTATTTGTCGCACATTTGTAAAATAAACCTAATTGTTTTCCATATTTCTTTCCAAAACTGTTATTTATATCTTCTATTTTATATTTGTCATATATTATAATTCCATTTTCATTTATTATATATAAAATTTTATATTTATCTAAAAATTTTATTAAGTTATTAACTTTATTTTTAATTTTCATATTACCAATAGATATTTGTGCTATCTTTCTAATATCTTTTTGAATTAAATAATATTGAACAATCGCTTCTATAATTAATGAATTTTTAGTATTTTTATATTTTTTATATAACTTTTCTGATAATAACATTTATTATTATCTTATATAATAAATTATAATTTTAATAAAAATATTCACTAATAAATTAACAAACATTTTTAATTTTATGTACGTGCATAAAAAAATAGACTTGATCATTTAATTTATCCAAACTCAATCTCCTATCCAAAATCTATTAAAGTCTATTTTTTTAATAGGTTCATTCTCTAATCGCTGCATTGTTGGAATATTAATTATTATATCATGATATTTTGTTGGAATCCAATTTCCATCACCAGAACATGTTGAAGATTGTCCATGTAAAACTAATTGACTATCTTTACTTATAGTTCCAAATTTTATAATTTGACCGTAGTATTTTCTATGAAAACGTTTTATTTCCGAAGAAAATGCATAGATTAAATATGTTGTTAAATACCATGCAGCACTATTAACACCATCTATATATAAATGAATTTTACCTTTGTATTTTGTAAAGTAATTTACTGTAAAATCTAATTTTAATTTTTCAATTCTTCTAAAATTGATCACACCTTTTTTATCTTCATTCCATAAATTCCATTTATGTATTCCATAAGCATCTATTTTTTTACATTTTTTCATCCATGGCTCAAGCTGTCCTACCAAACATCTAACTATTAAATTACCAGGTGAAGAATCTCCACCTTCATTTAGATGTATATGTATTGAGTTATATTTATCTCTATTTATAAAAAGTCTCATTAATTCTCTTCTAATTTCTTCAGTATTTTCATCAATAACAAACGATGAAAAATAAAAATGATTATCTTTATCAATACTTTTAATATTTTTTATAATATTATTTTTATAGTTTTTATTTTGATAATTAGCATCTATTTCAAGTATATCATTATCTTTTTGAATAATTAAATCATTTATACTAAGAATATCTATCTTATTTTTTTTATGTAATTCATTAATTACTAAATTTGATTTATCTACAAATGGATTTCGTAAAATTGTATAATAAGAAAGATATAATAATATATATCTCTTCCAAGAATACCAATTTATTGTTTTTACTTTTACAATCTTGTAGGATTTATATTTACCAGAAAGTATTATACCATTAATATCAAATTCAAACGGAAAATATTCATTTAATGTCATATCTTCAATCCGAAAATGTGATAACTCATTAATATTTTTAAAAGATTTTTTTATTGGATAGTATTTTTTTAATAAATTATTTATTTTATTAATCAATTTTGTATGATTTATAAGTTTTGACTTTATAAGTTTCATCATTATATTATTAATTATATAAAAATATATCAAAATACATAGAAATATATTTAATAATATATATAAATTAAAAATAGAATTATTATTTCTTTTTGCATTGGTATAAAAATTTTTAGAATAAATTCTAATTTTAATTATAATAAAAATATTCACTAATAAATTAACAAACATTTTTAATTTTATTTACGTGCATAAAAATAGACTCGATCCATAATTGTAGACCATCGTCTAATAATCCAACCTAGAGTTGTTGGTTTTCGAAATTTATCTAAAAAACGTTGATGAAAATTATCATCTTCAGTTGAATAACCATTTTCTTCTTACAATTCATATGAAAGAAGTTGATGAGAATTAACATCTTCAGTAAAATAACTGTTTGCTTCGTTCCATTCATCTGGAAGACATCTATGAAAATTACCATCTTCGGTAAAATAACCTTTTGCTTCTTCCCATTCAGCTGAAAGAAGTTGATGAAAATTATTATCACCAGTAGAATAACCTTGTGGCTCTCCGATGTAAATAACATAATCACCTTTGAATTCTGATAAAGCATTAAAAGCCATAGGGTCATCACGTGGTGGCCAAATTAATATCAAAACCTTAGCCATTGAATATTTTTTAACTGCTTCTACTGCTTCCAAATTCTCAACTTCAGTATAATTATCATACTCTTTTGGCAGTGAAAAATTGTCTGTTGCAAAAATAGTTCCACCACATCCTATTTTTTCAAGGCGATGTTTCACAAGTGCTGCCCAGAATCCATTTCCTGCGCCAACTTCAACAGCTGTATCAAACCCGATCACACTAGCAATCAATTCAATCGCTCCTAGATCAGGAATCCCGTAACTAATGTATTTGCGCGTCATTACTCTTATTTTTAATTCTACTCGATCATACTCAGCATCGTCTTTATTTTTATTAGAATATAAAGAGTGAATAATTTGGTATACAGTAGCAATATCACCTGAATTAATAGCGTCGCGAATAAAGGTTACAAGTTCTGTCATTTTTAGTTTTTAGAATATAGATCACTTTGGATTACTATTTATTATATCTAATTAAATAGATATAAATATTTTTAACCATCAGTTTTTTTAATTTATTATAAAATAATATTTATCTAACGTCTTTTAAAAAGTTTTATAAAATTTATAACACCATTCACAGGCACTCTTAATAAATTTATAAAAGCAATTAATAATTTTGCAATGGCTGCTCCGAAATTAACACTTATTTTAAAAATATTCATAATATTTACTAAATGTTTAACAAGAACGTAAAATATATTTCCAATTTTAACATATATTGTGAACAACTGTTTTGCCACTTTTGATAAATCTTCAAAAGCACGCTGTTCAATAGATGCAATTACTCCTCTAAATTTATTGACAGTTTGATTTACAACATCTAAACCACCTGTTAATTTTTTTGAAACATTAACTTGTTCAGTCATACTTGAATTAAATTGTGAAGAGAATGCATTTGAATTACATTTATTCGACGTTTCAGTTGCATTTCCTGGTGCAAGCCCCATCATTTGTAAAAATGGGCCAATAGGAGAACATTTTAATTTAGCCCAATTATCATTAATATAGTCTTTATTACTTTTAGAAACGGCTTGTCCCATTACCTCTGTAATTAATTTAGATAAAAAAATAATTATAGACACTCAAAAAAGACGAATTTTCTAAATATTTATTATATATTAAATATTATTTGACTATCTATTTTTCCATTCCATTTACATTTACAATATGGTTTTTTATTAAATTCCTCAATATATTTATACAATTTTTTTTTATATTCACTAACGATTCCTTTATGTTGTGTGAATAAACCAGAAATTTCTAAATCATTATTCAATTTATATACAATCATTATATATGCTAAATTATCATCTAACATAGTTGGATATAATGATTTAGCATAATCCCATACATAATCAGTCCAATAATAACCACTATCACTTAGTGGTAATATTACTTCTATAACATTTATTCCAGTTTCCTTTTTTATGGATTTATATGATTTTCTAATTTTGTTTATACATTTTTTGTTATTAGGTTTTACATTTTTAAGCCATTTTGACCAGTTGTTCTTTTTAATTTTTGGAATATCATACAAATCTAAAACATTTCTTTTATTTATCATTTTAATGACTTTTTTAAGTGGCTTCTTATCATACTTCTTAACAGACTTTTTCTCAGATTTCTTATTTATCTTTTTAATTACTTTTTTATAACTCTTTTTAATTATTTTATATAACATCCATCTTTTAACATTATTTTTATTCTTAACAATAATCCATTTGTTTCCATCATTTCCAGTTTTAATCGTACCTAATTTATATAATGTTGCACTTTGTGTTGGTGATTTTCTAACTTTAACACTGCTCATATATTATTATTCAATATATTATTTGTAAAATAACTTTATAAAAAATTAACAATCAAAAAACAAAAATCATATGTCTATTTATACGAATCTAATTCATAATCACGACAAAAATCTAATATACTTCTCATTATTTCACCCGTTGCACCATAATTCCTCATTAATGTTCCATATTTTAAATTATCAACTCCTGCTATATCCAAATGTAACCAATTCGTTTTTTCGGGAACAAAATTTGATAAAAATGCACCAGCCATTATTGTACCAGCTTTAGATTCCATCGTATAATTTTTATAATCGGCGATTTGAGAGCGCGTTAAATCAATATACTCTTTCCACATAGGAAGTTCCCATATTTTTTCATTATTTTGTATTCCTTTTTGTATCATTTGTTGAATATATTTATTGTTGTTTCCCATTATAACACTCGATTTACTATCAAATATTGTAACAGCTTGACCCGTTAAAGTGGCAATATCAATACAAATATGTGGTTTATATTTTGCGGAATATGATAATGCATCTGCCATTATAAGTCGTCCCTCTGCATCCGTATCTGTTATCTCAACGGTTTTACCATTATATGCTTTTAAAATATCACCTGGGCGCGTTGCTCCAGACGAAACCATATTTTCTACTAATGGTAATAATCCAATAAAATGCCCCTTAACTTTCATTTTTGATAATAATTTAAATATACCGTATACTATAGCACTACCTGTCATATCATTCTTCATATCACTAAAATTTCCATGTTTTATATTGTAACCTCCACTATCAAACATTACACCTTTCCCCACTAATGCAACAGTTTTATTATTCTTTGTTTTTTTTCCATATTCCAATACAACCATAATAGGTGGATTTTTACTACCTGCATTTACGCCGAGAATTAGATTACAACCCAATTTTTCTAGTTCTTTTTTACCCAATACTTTTATCTTTACATCTTTTGATAAATTATTTTTAATGTGTTTTGTATAAACGACAGATGTTAATATATTCGCTGGTATATTTATTAAACTCCTTAATTCATTTTGTACAGTTGCTTCATATATATAATTTTCTATATCTTTTCCAAACTTCTTTTTTTTATGATAAAAATATGTAATATTTTTCATCTTATTGTCATCACCAGTTGTTTTAAATTGACTAAATTGATAATATCCTAAAACATATGATATAACTTGATTTTTAATAATAACTAAGTCATCACTAACTAAATTTATTAAAACCTTTTTATCTTTTTCATTATGTTGTCTTTTACCTATTTTACCCATTAATTCATATAAATTTTCATTTGAACATTTATTTTTCAAGCCCATCCAATAAAATACAATCTCATAATTATCAGTATAAAGTGTTCTTTCAATACCATCATTATATTTATAATCTTCAAATAATGTTTTTGGAATTTTTTTTATTCCATGTTTTTTTATTATTTCTTTAACGGTGTCTTTCAACTTATCACATATTACGTATATATATTTGTTAATTCCTTTTTTAATTGTTCCAATATATTTAAATTTCTCAATACTAAGATCACCTTTTACATCGTCCATGTTATTATATATTATAATATTTAACAATATTTTTTTATAAAAAATCTATTTTTTATTTATAATCTATTACAATTTGAATGTTACAATTTTCAAAAAAACGAACTTGTTCAGGTGTTCCTAACACATGTACGTCTTTATCATTCAATTCTATCCCATAAAATTTACAACCATCTTTTATCATAGTATCTATAATACATGATGTATAACATTCATTATTGAATAATATGTTGTTGTCTAATACATATTTTGCGTATTTTTGAAGTTGATATATATCTGTAAAACCGTAAGCACCTGTATTTGCATTATCGCTTATTTTTACTTTTTCGATTATTTCTTTTATTATGCCATTTTCATTTATATCAATATATGAAAATAATGGTTTAATGTCATAATTTTTTGTATAAAATACTGCACCATGTAATGCACCATCTTCTTGACACTCTTTTTGAAATAATTTATTATAAAACATTTCTATTATATTTTTTGTATAAAATGTATCACCATCAATTAATAATGTTTTTTTATACAAACAATCATTCGTTTTATTAAAATTTTTTAAAATATTACATATACCAATATATACTGTTTCAGTTGCGCCTTTTGTATCATGTTCTAATTCAATCAAGTTTATTTCATTATATTTATTTTTAATAATATTTGAAAAGTTATAATTTTCAAGTTCTTTATTATAAATTATATAAATATTTATATTAATATCTTGACTTACATCAGAATATAATAAATTATCAATTACATGGAATAATATTTCTTTATCAAATACTTTAATAAGAGGTTTTGGTGTATCATAACCTTCTCTTTTAAATCTTTCTCCTCTTCCCCCAAGTGGTATTATAATATTCATATTTTAATATAATATTATTCATTTTTATAAAAATATAAACTTGATATAATTTAGTTTTTTACAAGTTTTATACTTTTTACACTTTACACTTTTTCAAATTTAGATAAAAAAGAATCCTTTCCATCCATGCACATGATTTTAAATATTATTTAAGTAAAGAGTTAAGTAATTTTTATTACAATTATGTTAAAAATTTATTTTCTTTTAATAAATGTTTAATATATTTTTGTATAATACAATAATATATAATAATTATATTAAATGAATCATATTGGCGTTCATATAGATAGTAATAATTACAATACTGTATTTGACGCTGTTAAAAAAGCACATAAAATGGGAGCGAATGCCATACAAATTTATGCAGGGTCAAAAATCTTAACAACACTTCGCGAAAAATACATCTTTTCAAATGAAGAATCCAAATCAATTAAAAAATTTTTAAAAGAAAATAAAATGCGACTTTATATTCATTCAATTTTAAGACTTAATTTTTGTAAAGATCCTATATATCCTCGTAATAAATGGATGGTTGAGAATGTATTGCATGATATGAAACAATGTAAAAGAATAGGTGGAACAGGGGTTGTTATTCATACAGGAAGTTATAAAACAAAAACAATAAATGTTGATTATGAAACATGTATTAAAAATTTTAAAATGGCAATAAAAGTTTTATTAAAAAATAGTAACGTTGTTAAACTCATTATAGAAACACCAGTTAAAAGGAAATATTCGGTTGGAACAAATTCACGTGATTTAAACATTATATATAAAACATTTAAAAAAGAGATAGAGACTGAAAAAAGATTAAAATTCTGTATTGATACACAACATATATTTGCATCAGGGTATGATTTAAAGGATTATTTTGACGAGTTTAATAATGTAATTGGTTTTAAAAATCTTGCTCTTATACATTTAAATGATTCTTTTAAAGATTTCGGTTCATTATTAAATAAACACGAAACTGTTGGAAAAGGTTATATTTTTAAAAAAAAAGATGGGATTAAATTATTAAAATATATTTTAGACATAGCTGAAAATAATAAAATAGATACAATTATGGAAACAAATTTTAATAATTATTTAAATGATATTAAATTTTTAAAAAAAGTGTTTTTATCAAAAACAGAATTAAAAGGTGGTGTAAGTATTAACACTAAAAAAAAGACAAATATTAAACCACTTATTTTAAAAATATTTAATGCATTATTAATAAATTATCAAAGCAAAAAGAATAATTCCATAATAAAATATAAAATAGATAGTTATAAAAAGGCGATTGTAACCATTCGAAATTTTAAAAAGCCTATATATTCATGTGATGATATTAAAGATTTAGAATACATTGGAAAAGGAATGTGTGAAAAAATTGATGAAATCTCCAAAACAGGGACTTTAAAGGCTTATGATGCAATTAAAAATGACAAATCTATAAATGCGTATAAAGTTTTAAGTGAAATATGGGGATTCGGAGATAAAATTATTAACACGTTAATTTCTAAAAAAATTTATACAATATCTGATTTAAAAAAAAGTATTAAAAGTGGCAATATTAAATTATCCCAACAACAACTGGTTGGATTAAAATTTTATAAACAATTAAAAAGAAAAATACCTCGTAAAAAAATAACTGATTTAACTACTTTATTAAAAAAAATGTTAAGCGATGATGATGATTATAATTGGAATAAAACAAACGGTAATATAGAATTACATAATGCGGGTTCATATAGAATGGGTGCGAAAATGTGTGGCGACATAGATTTTATACTCACGTGTGAAACTAAACGTGTATTAAAGGATATACCATCTTTTTTTAAAAATATTTTAGTTAAAAATAATATGTTAGAAGATATATTATTAGAAGGTGATAAAAAGAGTATTTATATTATTAAGCCAGACTTTTATAAAATTGACGTTGCATATATTTTAAAAGAACAACTTCCATGGTATTTATTATATTTTGGACATTCACGCGAATTTTCAAAAAAAATTCGTGGAATTGCGAGTAAAAAGGGTTTTAAACTAAATGAAAAAGGTTTATTTGATAAAAAAACTGGTAAAAAAATAGATTTTAATCCAAAACATGAAAAAGATATTTTTGATTTTTTTGAATTGGATTATAATATTTATTTTTAAAAATTATGGCTGGGGGAAAATTAAATCTTTTAATTCATTTTTATATGACGATTTATAATTTTTTCTTTTGTCCATATATTCTTGTATAGAACGTCTTCCAGTTATTTGTTTAAAAGGCATTACGTATATTTCATTAATATTAAATTTTCTATTATACAATATATATAAATATAAACATCCTAATGAAAAAATATCGTGTTTTTCAGTAACATTTAAATTATATTTTTTATTACAATCAAATATATCATAGTGCATATAATCATCAGTTCCAAACGATTTATTAATTTCTGTATTTTTTTTCAATACTGTATCAAAATCGATAATTTTTATAGTATTAATATCATTATTTTTTATTAAAAAATTATCCAATTTAATATCTAAATGTATATAATCTAATTTATGAATTGTATTAACATGTGAAGCACATATTCTAAATATTTTATAAATAGTTTGTAGGTCACTACTCTTTTCATCAATTATATATTTTTGTAATGAATATCCACCATTTTCCATTATACAATATAAGTAATCAAATTCGCTTGTTAAATTATTTTTTATATATTCATATTTTACTGTACCAAACTCGTATATATTACATGTTATATTTTTTTTATTAATTTTAAATAAATATAATTGTAATATATAATTAAAAAATAAATTTTTCCAAAGTTTTTTATAATCATTTTCGTATTGTTGAATAACTTGTTTTTGTTCTTCATTCTTTTTCATATTATTTGTAACTTTAATGCTTTTCATCATTTTTAATACATATCTATTATCATTTTCTATAGTATAAACTGTTGCAAATGTACCATCTCCTAATTTAGTTAGGTTTATATTTTGTGGATTATAATGTATAAATTTTGTTGTATTAGTGCAAATTATTGGATTAAAAGTACATTTTTTCCCTTCTATTATTATATCATAACTTTTTTTATTAAATAATGGATTAATACTATCATCATATTTCATATTATTTATTTTTGTATAACCATATAAAAAACCTTTTTTAGTATTAAGTTTTTCTTCAAATTTATCAAAAAAATTATTATCAAAATATTCAAGACCTTCTAAGTATTCTTTTGCCAATTCAATTACTTTATCCATTATTACTATAAAAATATAATATATTTTTATTAATATTTTTATTTTTATTTAAGTAGTGTTATAATTAAAACATTTAAAAAATAAAACAACTAAAAACATTGAAATTAATATAAAGATTATATAATATTATATAATTAATTTCATGAGACTTAATAAATATTTAAAAGATGTTAATTGTAAAATTATTAATTTAACAAGTCGTCCTGATAAAAAGACTTATATACAAAACCATTTAAAGTCACGTAATATTATATATGATTTTTTTATGGCTGAAAAACATTCTAATCCTGCAAGAGGATGTTTAGAATCGCATTTATCTATTATTAGAGAAGCCCTTAAAAATAATATTAAATATTTAATGATTTTAGAAGACGACTGTAAATTTATTAGTGGTTTTGCACAGATGAATGAACCACCTGAAGATTGGGATATGATTTATTTAGGTGGGACGGTTCATCGTGTTTTAAATAGAAACAAAAGAGGATATGCACGAGTTCAATGTTGGACAACACATGCTTATATAATTAATTTAACAAACCGTGATATGTGTAATCAAATTATTAATGAATTAGAATCTTATGAAGGTGAAATTGATAGATATTATTTGGAAACGGTTCATCCAAATTATAATGTATATATGTGTGACCCCATGATTGCTATTCAAAAAGAGGGTTATTCTGATATTGAAGGACGAGAAGTTTCGTATGATTTTATGCAGAATACATTAAAAGGATTACGTTCTCCAGAATATGATATTGACAAAGAAGGTAATTATATACTTAAATTGATAAATATTGATGAAAAAGATCTTCCAATGGTTAGTATTATTACACCAACATATAAAAGACGAAAGATGTTTGATATGGCAATTCGAAATTTTCAAAATTTTATTTATCCAAAAAATAAATTGGAGTGGATTATTGTTGAAGATTCTCCTATGTCAAATATAGATATAGAAAACATAGTTGAAGAAGACCTATTTGTAGAAGACGTTGATATTGATGAAAATGAAATAATAGATGAGACTATTAAAGATTTACTTCCACGCGATAAACGTATAAAATACATTTATATGAAACCTAATGAGGATGGGCCAATGACAATATCTATGAAACGTAATATAGGTGTTTCTAACTCTACTGCACCTTATATAGTTCATATGGATGATGATGATTATTATCCACCTGAAAGTATATTGGCGCGCATTAAAATATTATTAAAATACAAGAATGAAGGGATTGAATGTGTAGGTTCTACATTAATAGGAACATATAATATTATAACGAATAAAAGTTCAATGAGTAGTGATGGACCTATAAGTTTATCAGAGGCAAGTATGGCTTATACACGTAAATTTTGGGAGGCACGTCCTTTTGACGATGCATGTGAAAGGGGAGAACATAAAGCATTTACTGAACAAAGATTAGATAAAATTATAGATATACCATATAGTTTTATATTAATTGCTGTAAATCATAAGATGAATTTTACGGATGGATTAAGAGCAGATTCAACCGCCGAACTTAAATATAGTAAAGAATCTGGTAAAGAAGGAGAAATTGCAAATTTTTTTGATACATGGGATTTAGATACACAATTGTTTATAATTGAATTAAGAAAATTTTTAATTAAATAACTAATTAATTATTATAAATTAAGTGATAATGATAATACTTCTAATATAGTATTATTTCCTAATAATATTCTTTTAAAATTATTTTCATTAATATTAATTTTATTATTACTTTTTTTTAATAAATAATGAATAGTTTTATTATGTTGATTATTTTTAACTCTACTATTTAAAATACTAGTTATAATATTATTTTCTACATTAATATGATTATTTACTATATTTCCACATAAAAAAATATTGTTTATAGTTGATTGTGTTTCTTCATAAAATATAGTTTTAATTAATTCATTTAATCGGTTTAAATCAGAATTACTTGATAAATTATATATGATAAAATAATTTTTTTTTTTATTAATATCATTTATTATTAAAGTTGTTGTTAAACATTTTATATCATCGTCAATAATAGTTCCATATCCAAATGAATCATCATTAGTAAAAGTATAAATACTTGTTTCTAATCCATTATTTTTTATAGAGTTTATAATTTTATATCTAAGTTCTTGTATAATTTGTCTTAATTCATTATTAGATGAATTACTACTATGAGATGAACTACTACTATGAGATGAATTACCAATATGAGATGAACTACTACTATGAGATGAATTACCAATATGAGATGAATTACTACTATGAGATGAATTATTACTATGAGATGATTTACTATTGGATTTACTAAAAGATTTTTTTGCCATATTAAAAAGATAAGACGTCAATCCTTGGGAATACTTCTTTTTATTAGGTTCTTCAATTACAGTATTATTTTTTATTTTTTCTGAATATTGTGAACATATAACAATTATTTTAGGATTTTCTATTATAATTTTAATAATGATATAATAAAAATAAATTTCAGAATTATTTTTGTTTAATTCATCTAAATTTATTAATAAAAAATCTGACTTTTCTTGAATTGAATTATTTTGTATAAAATTATTATAAGTTTTTCTAAAAAATTCATTTTTTTTTAAATTTTTAATTTTTTTAATATTTTTTATTAAATTAATATAGTTTTTATTTGTATTAAAATAATTATTAGTATTAAATTGTGTATAATAGTCTATACAACAAGTCACATTTTGCTTTGGTGTAACTAAATAAGATTTATTCAGAATAATATTATTTTTTAATAAATTATTTAAAAAACCATCAATATTACTTATATTATTGCTGGTTTTTAATAATCTTACATTTCTAGTATTTATATTAACTATATGAAAATATATATCATTTACTGATTCTCTAATACTACTGAATAAATATACTTTTACAATTTCCAATCCATTAAATTTAATAGTAATATATGATTCTTCTCTATAAGTATTAGTATTATTTCCAGTAGAATTTATATCTTCAATATCTATATTAATATTTTCATGACCATCATTTAAACTTTTTATAGGTATACCTAAATATTCTTTTATTAAATTAAATTTTTTTCCAAATATATTATCTCTATTAAAAATTGATATAGTTTTGTGAATATAAAATTTACTATTAAATTTTTCTAAAATACACATATCAAGATTATTTTTTTTTATAACTAAATTATCCTGACTAATACTGTCCATATAAATAAATGATACTATATACTTATTTTGACTAATATTAACATAAGTCACAACGGCTATTGTCATAATATTTTCAGCTTTAGACGAAGTTTTTAAATAATAATAATTTATAGTTAAAAAAATAATATTATTATTAATTATATTAATATAATAATTTTCAAATATATATTCATATTTTGAAAGAATACAAAATTGATTATTATCACCACTACTTAAATTTAAATTAGTTATAGTAATCTTATTTAAATTTTCATAAGATAATTGTCTTCCCTGTTGAGGTAATAAATTGAATAATATTAAAGAATTCTTATTATTTAAATTATAACTTTTAAATATATCTTTTAACTCATTCCCTATTTTATTAAAATTAGTATTAGATGTACCCCTATCAATATTTATTTCTTTACTATTTAAAAATAAATTCATAGTACGTGGATAATCTTTTACAATTTGATAAAATACAGTTTCTTTAATTGTAGTATATTGAGAAGTATGATTATATGAGTTTTCATAAAAATTATTCATATTTGAACGTGTATCATTATTATATTCTCTAATATCAAATTTACTATAAGATTTTTGTATTTCTTTTTTGAATAAATTATATATATCTGTATTTTCATCTTTTAAAATATCTATATCTATAGATTTATTTAAAAATGTATCTTTTATTGTTCTAATATTTTCAGTATATTTAGTTTGATTCATTATATAAATATATTATAATATAATATAATATTTTAATATAATATTATATTTTAATTTTAGAATATATATTTAATCCTTTACATAAACATTTTATAATACTACTTAAAGAATAATACACCATGACAAGATTTTAAATATTATTCTGGTAAAGGTTACGAAAATTTTTAGTTTTAGGATTATGAAAGATTATTATGCATTTTATATATAATTATTAGTTGACAGTACATATACTTTATAGACTATAATTTTGTGAGGATTCAGATTCTTCTATATTAGAAAAATTAAATCCTAATGATAATAATATAGATTCAGTTCCTTCTTTACGTGGTTTATTATGGGTTTTAAAGTTTTCGGGAGGAATATTTAAACGTTTGGGGTTAAATATATATAAAATTGTTGGTTTATTAATAAAGACATCCTCTACTCCATCTGGGTCGTCTTTCTGTATTGATAAAGAATTTAATATAGATGCATATTTAATAAAGTTATTAGTATCTATGTATTTATTAATAGTGGAAGTAGTATTTTGAGTATGATTTCCCAATAATTTATTTATTATGTTAAATGATTTCTGAATTAATGTATCACTACAACAAAATATATTAGGAGAATCATTCATATTTTTTATTTTATTCAGTATTTTAATAATTTGATTACTATTATTATTACTATTACTATTACTATTATTTAATATATTAATTTTATATTCTTTATTATTATAAATAAATATTATACATGTATCAATATAATTTTTATATAATATTTTTTTAGTTGATACAATACTTATTGTTGAATCAGATTTAATATAAATTTTAGTAATTGTTGTATTATTGAATGAAATTGGTATATTTTCAATTGGTTCTATTTCTTGATAATTTATTGATATTAATAATTTATTTAATATATCTTGATAAGAAGTAGTAGAATTATTACAATTTTGTGTACATACAACAATTATTTCAGGACTTTCTATTAAAATTTTAGGAATTATTTTTATACAATCATCTTGATTGTATTGTAAATTATTTTCATTATAATTTATTAATAAAAAATCGTTTTTATTATAATTTATGTAAGTGTTATTATCAATATTATGATTAATAGTTTCTGGTTTATTTCTTTTTAAGTTACTTAAACTTTTTCTTTCTAAGTTATTTAAACTTTTTCTTTTTAAGTTACTTAAACTTTGTTTATACAATGTACTTTTATAATTATAATTATTATTATTATTATATTCAGATATAGACAATAAATTACTTAATATACTAATAATATTATTTCGAATATTACTATTTTGTCTTTTTAAAAATATTATCTTTGTCATTAAAAATATTATTTCTAAAGGATTAATTGTACTTTTTTCAATATTAAAAAATGAAGTATTTTTAATTATTTCATTATTATCAATATATAATTTAGTATATACATATATTTTTCCTAATTGTCTTAATTCATTATTCTTTGAATCTATATAATTAATATTAAAATATTGTTCAATTACATAATTATTATAACACAAAAATTTTTCACATAAAACTTTATCTTTTTCTACACTTATAAAATTATTATTAGGGTTAATTTTAAATAAAATTTTTATTTGTTCAATGATATTTTTTATAATATTTTCTTCTATATTTACATTATTTATATTTAAATTTTCATCAGTTTTTTTTGTATGGATTAATTTCTTTTCATAATATTTATAATATTGAAAATCAATTAATATTTTACTATTAATAGAAGTATGAATTAAATTATAAATAGAATTTTTAGATATAAAATTTATGTTAGGAAAAATTTTTTGTAAATATAGTTTTGAAATTTCTCCATATTCTTCTTTTTTATTATTACCATTTTTACTACTAAATAGTAAACTAATTGTATAAATATTTTGATAAAAATTAATGTATGTAATTGTATTAATATATATAGTCTCTAAAGTAATCAGATCTTCTGTTTCAAATATTTGAATATCATAAAAACTATTTATTTTAATAATAATATTATTATTTAATATATCTATATCATATGTAACTATACTTTTTTCATTACAATTATATTTATATGAAAATTTTGTATTTTTATACTTATTAAAAAAATGTATTATTATAGATAATATATCATTATGAAAACCTTGAATCATTATTATTTTTAATAATAATAATATTTCTTTATCATTTATATAACTTTTTATAGTATTTAACATTTTATGAAATAGTTTTTTAGTTTGTTCTATATTAAGAGTTTTTTCATTATTATTAAGAGACTGATGTAAAGCAGAATATCTTCTTCCATTAATTATATAACTAAAATTTCGTTTGAAATCGTTGTATATTTGTTTATTAATATCAATTTCATAATCATCAATAATATTTTCTAAACGTATTTTTGTTTTTAAAAAAGAAATATTTTGATTATTTATATTTTCTTTACTTTTTAAAAAAGAATTTAATTCATTATGATTAATTTTTTTAAATTTCTTTAATATTTTTTTTTTATTTTCTTTTAAATTTTTTTTAATATTTTTAAAATTATGAATATCTGTAATTTTTTTTCCATCTAAATAATTATTTAAAGCAGAATTATTAATTTCTTCATACGGATATAACTCTTTGTTATTTATTTCAGAATTTTCTAAAGAATTAATATTTTTAATTATTGAAGATATTTTATTATTATTTAATTTTGTACTATATCGTTTTAATTCTTCCCTAATATTATATATTTCTTGAGTACGATCACTATAAGTTTTTGTTGAAACATCATTTAATAAATATTCATGCAAATTTTTTATATTATTTACATTTAATTCGTTTATATTATTTTCTTTTAAAACATTTATATTTATCATCATTTAATATATTATTTATAATATAGTATAATAAAAAATTTTTAGTTTATTAATATAATTATATAAAATTTTTAAAAAAGGCATTACCATTACTTTTTCTTTTTAAAAAATCTTCTAAATTTCGAATAGTATTATCTACTGCACCTTTTTCTAATATACTTTTTCTCATTCGAACACCTATATTTTTATTAAAAATACCATTCTTTTCAAATATAGAAAATGCATCATATGCATATATATTTGACCATAAATATCCATAATACCCAACATTATATCCACCCGATAAATGGCCAAACCTACACATTGGAAACGTTTTATCACTATTTTTTAAAAATGGTACTAATTCTTCTTTTATTTCAAACCATTTATTATATAAATAATCAGTTGTTATTTTTGAAAAGTGGCATTTATGAATTTCTAAATCATATAATGTATATAAAAGTTGTATTGAATAATGTATTCCGCAATTATAATTTTTATTCAATATTATATTTTTAATAATTTTATCATCAAGTGGTTTATTCGTTCTTTTATGACGACTAATTTTTTTTAAGAATTCTTTTTTATAACACCAATTTTCAAATAATTGTGACGGCATTTCCGCAAAATCAAGTTCCATCGTTATACCAGATAATTTCTCATATTTAACATTAGATACCAAAGAATGTATCGCATGTCCCAATTCATGACAAAATGTAGTAACTTCTCCGAATAAAAGATAATCCCTATTAAAATTACAAACTAATGCTGTTATAGGTATTATTCTTTTACTTTTGTTATAATACGTATTTTGTAATTCAAATGTTGCAGCATGTGTATATTTACCATCTCTTGGATATAAATCTAAATACAAATATCCTAATATATCATTCCCCTCTAAATCACTCACTATATATAAATCTATATCTACGCCGTTATTCCAATATTTTTCTTTATTGGCTTTTATTTTATCAAACTTTATACCATATAATTCGCCGAAAATATTCATAATTTTTGAAATAGTATAATTACATGGAAAATATTCCCTAATAATGTTTGAATCTAACTTTAAAAACTTTTTTTTATATATATTACTATAGTATAATAAATCATAATCATTAATTGATGCATTTAAATCAGTTTTTGAATTAAAAATCCTGTTAATGTCATGTAATTCCTTTTTTACTTTTTTTTTTAAAATAGGTTTCATTCTTTTTATTAATTTTTCGATGGCCGATAAAGATGCAATTCTATTTTCAGGTATTAATGTCTTTTCAACACTATTTTTATAACCAAGTAGTATTGATATTTTTTGTCGAAGTATAAGTATTTTTTTTAGAATTATTAAATTACTTTTAGCGACACTATTAAATGCCTCATACATTTTTTTTCTTGATTCCAGATTTTTACAATTATCTAAAATAAATTTTTCATCTGGATAAGTTGTTTTAAAAATATATACATTTTCTCCATTTATTTTTTTAAAAAAATGATTTTTAAGTTCATATGTGTCTTTGATTTCATCAATACCATCCAACTCACTCTCTTTATATCGGATTTCACGAATATCATTTGATATATTTTCAGAAAATAGATTTTCGTATTGAATTAATTTTTTGTTGAACATTATAAATATCTTCTTTTTATTAGGGGATAAATGAGCACCAGATTCTTTAAATGGTTTTAATAAACGATATATTAGTTTTTTTGTGTTATGAACATCATTTTTTGGGATTTTTATTTCTAATAATTTTTTTTTCATTAATTTATAATTATCGGATGACTTATAAAAATTAATTGAATAACTACTTGTTTTTAACATAAAATCTGTTGATGCTTTTCTTACTTTTGGATTATTTGATACATCTTTCAAAAATATTATAACTTGATATATATAATCATACTGTTTCATGTTGTATAAATAATAATTCAAAAAATCATTTGGTTCATCAATGTTTTTTAATTTTTGTGGAATATTTTTTAATTCATTAATGTATTTAAGGCCTATATTTTTTATTTCTTTAGGTGAATAATTGAATTTTAATGAATGTGTTACAGTATCGTTCATAATATCTATGTATACAATATCTATATTATATACATAAAAAAATATACATAAAATTATACATAAAAATATACATAAAATTATACATAAAAAATATATATAAAATATATAAGAAAACTTAAATATGCAATATATTTTTCAATAAAGATTCTATACTACATTTTGTTTCAAATAATTTTAAATTTATAATACCATCTTCTATATTATTAATAATATTCTTAAAAATATAACTACTTTTACAAACAGCTGGTGTATTATGTAATTTTTCAGCCGTATTTTTAATACTATCTTTTATCATCCTTTTTCTAATTTTCTTTCTTTTATCACTATTTTTATTATAATATGAATCATCATTTAATTTCCTTACTTCTTTTCTAAAGTTTTCTAAAAATATTAAATTCGCATTCCATGTTCTCAAATCTTTTGATGTTACATTAAACTTTTCCAAATATTTATTAACATCTGTTATATTAATAATAATTTTTTCACCAGTATTTTCATCTTTTATATTAAACATATATGGGTCATCCTTACTTGATTTTACATATATTTTTTTAATAATTGCTTGAAGAGTCTTATCTTTTATAGTACAATAATTTCTAACACCTTTCTTTCCAATAAAATCAATCTCTATTTCATCTTTTTTAAATTTAAAGTGTTTCTTATGTAGTGTTGTCAAACCATACGAACCATATAATTTTTCATATTTTTTATTACCACATCTAAAATTACAATGATCCATAATTTTTAAAATAACCGCAATAATCTTTCGTTTACTATATTTTTGTAGTAATAAATCTGTATGAATACTCTTTTTTAATCTAACTATGTTTTTACTAAGGTCACTTATTCTATTGTATTTATCAATGTTACGTTGTTTTTTACGTTCTTCGCTATAAATATACTGTTTTCTACCCGCTTTATCTATTCCAGTTGCTAAAATATTACTATTCAAATATATCTTTACATTTTTATAAGCGGGTGCAATATATATTTTTTTCAACTTTTCAATCATATTATTATCGATTATCTTTTTTAAATTTGTCTTATTACTCTTTAATTGTCCATCTTTTGTAGATTTTGATGTTACATAATAATAATTATAAGATATTTTACTATCACTATTGTTTATCTTTTTACGAACAATATATTTTTCTAATGACATATAATATATATTAATACATTATATAATTTTTATAATATATTACAATATATTACAGTATATTACATAAATTATTGACCTTATATATTATATCTGTATCACATTTTTTATATGATATATACCATTTATTACCATATTCTGGATATATATTTTTAATATAATTCTGTATAAAACGCATGTATTCATGTATTTTAGTATCTAAATTTATTTTATCGTTGTATTCATCGTTGTATTCATCGTTGTATTCATACGTGTATTCATCGTTGTATTCATACGTGTATTCATACGTGTATTCATCATTGTATATAAAAAATAATTTATTATCATATATTTTAAAATAGGACGTTATAATATTATTATTACAATTATATCCATTATTAATTTTATGTATAATATCTGAAGTGAATAAATGAATTAAAGATTTTTCTAAATAAGAATTATTATCCGTATTCATTATTATATCTATAATTAAATATACTACTGGCATAAATTTATATTATATTAAATATAATAAAAAATTGAATATAAAACAATATTAGACAATATTAGACATAATTTTATATAATAATTAACTTATTATTATTTAATAAAAGATATTGATATTTATATTTATATTTATATTGTAAATATGTCAAACACGTCAAATAAATACTATTTTGATAATACACAATTATCTTCCAAATACGCAACCATATGGTATGGATTTTTTTCCTTTAAAGGCGAAATATCATTTAAATCACCTGAATCAATCTTAAATGATTTATTAACATCAATATGTGATATTAATTTTTATATAAATATTGATTCAAATAATATATATATAAGTTTATGTAGTGATTCACATTATTATGCATCACAATTTGAAAAAGATATTTCAAATATAGTTCGTGAAATTAATTCCAAATTAAAAATTAAAATTGAATCAGGTGAATTTAAAGCATTTGAACAAAAACACGATGGAAATCAATATAAATACACGATAACTTTTAATAAAACTGGTAAAATAAATCTTAAGAAAAAAGTCCTTAACTGGGATGTTGTTGAAAAAAAGAAAAAAACGGATGTATCTGACATTAATACTTTATCAAATGACATATCAAATATAAATATTGTGTAATCAATATCCAACTTCATGCCAATCAGGATATATAAATATATTCCCGTGCCATTTAACTTTAATTGTAGGATAATGAACATTTGATCTAAAACTTAATAATCCTAATAACCATGAATAAGTTCCCTGTGATAATACTATGCTTTGACATGTACTACCAAATTGTATAGTATCTATTTCATCACTATCATATACTTTTAAATTATATTTATTTATTAATTTTTTACAAATATCATGATCTATACTATCACTTGTTATATATAGAACGCCGCTATTAAAATATGGACTATTCTTATAATTATCTGAATCTAATATTCTTTGTATAATAGAATCATAATAATCAATAGACACGTTAAAATTAAAATTAACTATATCACCTAATCTTAAATGAATGAAAATATCATTATTATTATTATATCTTTCTTTATATGGATTATTGTTCATAACTCTATTTTCATAATTAACAACATTACGAATATATGAAACGACAGATGATGTTTGACACCATGAACAGTCATTTAATGAAAATGGATTATAATCTACATTTCTGAAAAATATATTTCTATTTCTACAATATGTATTAAATATATTATCATCAAAAATAATACTATCAATTATTTCGTCTGTTATAACTAATGTTTCTTCATAAACATTTGTTCCAATAAATAGTTTTATTCCTAATTTTTCAAATTGTTCGTATCTTTCATATGTCATTTTTAAATTATTTTTTTTTGCAATATATTCTGCTACAAAATTACGTATAAATATATTACCAAAACGCCCTCCACAATTATTTGTTGAATTAACTTTATTTATATCCAATGAATCAGTACGAACAATTCTATACATATATATTTATAAATTGATTTTTATTTTTTGTAAAATATAATTTCTTTATTAAAAAATATCATTAAAAATGGAAAACAATCCTCAAAAAAACTATCTTTTTTACGACCTTGAAACAAATGGTCTCGATTATTATACAACTGGAATAATGCAAATATCCATGATTGACATGGACGGTAATATTCTATTAAATCAATATGCATATCCATTTAATGGACGCATTGAATGTTCAGATATTCACGGAATTGATAATCAAAAACTCATTGATAATAATGCAATTACAACAATTGAACTATGCAAACTTATTAAAAGAACAATACGTGAAAGATATGGACGTGAAAATGTATATTTAACGGCCTATAATAATTTCGGTTATGACCAGATTATTTTAGAAAACAATTTTAAAATATGTGGTTTAAAAGTTCCTTCAAATTGGTATTTTACGGATTTATACCCTATTATTAAGGAGATTTATCCTAATATGAAACCAAATTTTAAATTGTCAACTGTTTTTTCGCAATTATGTGGAGATAATGAAATCATTCAATTTCATTGTGCATTGGCCGATACAACGTGTCTTTACAATATTTTTAATATTATATCAAAACAACCGTGTAATTTTGATAAATATACACGTTCATCTTTACATAGTGGTATGACATTAAATGATCCAATAAGCACTCTTAATGGATATCATTCAGTTATTAAATTTGAACAAAAAGGATTGAAAAAAGTGGGGGACATGTATAAAATATTTGAAATAGTTTCTTTTAATGAAGAACAATTTAAAGACTATTTAAAGACTGTATACAATGTATATAGTAATTATTCAGTTACAAATATTTTAAAATATTTTGGCGTAATTAAACATTTTTTAGGTTAAACAATAGATTAATCGTATTTATTATTTTATAATTTTATTTAGAAGTTTGATATATTTATTAATGCGGGTATGCTAATTACTTTTGTGCCATCAAATTCTATACGTCCAATAGGTTGACCGTCATAACCAGTAACATTAAAATTCATAAACCTCAAAAAATCATTATCTATTAAATATTTATCACCATTTAAACGGTTACATAACAATTCTAATATCTCATCTTCAGATGGTGTTTTTGACCCACCGAATTGTAATATTGGTATTCCTGTAAATCGAGTTCCGCATAAAGAATATGTAAAAGAAATATTTTTAAATATATTTTTACTACTGGATTCACTCAATAAACCTAACATAATTAATCCTTGCACAACAGTTTGTAATACACATACATCTCCAACGAAACCACAAACAGTTATGTTGTATTTTGAAATTTCTTCTTCAGAAATTAGTATTGATTCTAATAATCCAGTAGAGTATTTTAATAAATCATCTACTTTAGTATCTTTTGTAATAATTGGAACCGATTTAAATTTTTTTTTACCATTACTATTATCATCTTCTTCAATTTTTATATGATAATTAAATGCAGAATGTGATTCATAACCACAATATTGTCCTTTTACTAATTGAAACATTGTTTTTTCCCCAGATTCTAAAAAAACATTATTATTTTGATTATTATTTCTTAAAATTTTAATATATTGACTATCTGGATCACCTTTAAGAACTTCTTTATTATCAACTACTCCAACTGGTATTCTTTGTGTTATTAAACTATATATATCATTACCATATTTTGTAAAAAATAGTGTATAACTTAAATTTGTACCAATAACAGGAGAGTTTTTAATATTAGTATTTAATTTATTATAATTTAATATTGGTTGTAAATTATTATTAGAAATATTAACAGTGTTTCTGTTTACTTCATTCAATTTTAAATCATTCAATAATTTACGTACAAGTTCACCTACTTTTATTTTATCTCCTTCTGTACTACTTGAGTTTCCACTTTCTATACTCGCACAATTAAAATTATTATTTGTACAATGTTTAGGCCATGTAGTTGAATAGTTTACTACTATATTTTTTCCGTTAGTGTTTTTTCTATTTCCTATAGATGAATGGTTTTTTGGATGAAAATCTCTTGAAAAGACTATAGTATTATTATCATCAATTAATTGTTCTATTTCTTTAGTCTGTTTGTAAAGATTTTTTAGCTTGTCTAAATCTGCTGTATTGTGTCCTGAAAAAGACCCACCTGTAATAAAACAATTTTGAAAATCAACTACAATTAAAATATTTTCAGTTTTTTTAACATTTTTAGTATTGTTATGATTTCTGTTATTATTCATATATTTTATAATTTATAAATAGATTATAATTTTATTAAAATTATAATTTTATTTAATTAAAAAATGATTTTTTTTTGATTATAATATCAAAATATTAAAAATATATATAAATGATTTTAAAATGATTTTACTAATACTTAAATAATAAAATAAATATTTACGAATATTTACAAATATTTACGAATATTTACAAATATTTACAAATAAAATGGATATAATTCCATATTTACGTAATCATTTTATTCAATGTTCATTATCGGACTTATGTTATGATAATAACTTTGATGATTACAACAATTTCCGCGATTTTATACACAATCATTACAATTTAATACATATTGAAAAAAATAATTATATTAAATACGTTAAAGTAAAAAGACAATTATTAAAAGTTAATGATGAAAATGATTATATATCATTAATAAATAAAATAAATGATGTTAGTTCATATCTTTTTTCACATGGAATCTTCCCTAAAATAGATATCCGTCGATACATGTATAAATTGGACGTTTTTTTTAAACTACTTGAATCAAAAAAGTCGTCTTTTTTGAAAACAATTAAAAATGTTAGACGTATTGCGGAAACACTTGATAATAAAACTAAAATATTTGTTGGAATAAATACACTATTATACAAATATAGTATCTTAGTTAAATATTCTAATAAAATTTGCCATTTTATTAATGAACTCATTAAATTAGAAAAAACATATGGTATAGACCAACACCTAATAAAAATGAATAATATGGAAAGGGCATTTTTAGGAACGAAATCTGAATATACGGTTAATAAGGTAATATATGAATATGTAACCGTATTAAATAATTCAAATCCAATTAAAAAGCAGTATTTTTATGAAACAAACATATCTATATCAAAGTTGTTTGATTCAAAGATGGTAATGTCGTGTCCTATGAAGGGCGAAATTGATGGAATGATTATTTCCCTTGAAGATGACATATATTCTATTGAAGTTATTATTGAAACGAAAAGTTCTTTAAAATCAACATTTGATGATATTGAAAAGTTTGTTCAATTTCATCAGTTTATTCTAAAATTATGTGAAACAAATACATTCCCTAATAAAATCCTTTATAGAAATTATACATTTACAATTGAATCTTTTAATAAAATAATTCATCAGTCAATACCCGAATGGTCAATATATATTTGTATAAACAATTATAGTCAATTTATTAAAGACAATATTATTGAAAAATCACATTTATACTTTTCATCTGTTATTAAAATTGTTGATGATAAATTTATTAAAGATTTTTATATAGACAATAATGATAATAGTATTATTGAAAAATATCAAATAATTGAAAATAATAGGCAACTCATTGATAGACGATTTCAAAGATGGTGTGATACAGTTCATTTTGGTAAAGAAACATGTAACATCTTTTATTTGAATGATAAATGATTAAGTTATACTTGTCAATCCAATCATAAATACAATTATCCAAATTATTTTATAAAAACTTATTCTATCCAAAATCTATTCCAATCCTTTTTTTTTATAGAACAAGATATAAATTGTTGCGTGGGACATTGTACTTCAATATTATTATATTTTACTGATATTGCATTTGAATCACCCGATGTAGTTCCAGAGTGACCAATTAATACCAATTGTTTGCTTTGTATATTACCATATTTAATCGTTTGACCATAACATTTTTTAGAATATCTTTTTATTTTATTAGAAAAAGAATAAATCAGATATGTTATAAAAAACCAAGCTGCACTACCATTTTGTTTATTCATATGTAAATATATTTTTCCATTATATTTTGTATCATAATTTGGTAAATGATCCAAATTTAATTTTTTAACAACATGATAATTTGGAATATTTTTACTTTCTTCTTTCCAACAATCCCATTCAAATATTGATTTATTACTATGTATTTTTCTAATATTTTTCATCCATTTTTCTTTTTTACCAACTAAACATCTTAATATTAAATGCGCAGGAACAATGTCACCACCTCCATTATTATCTAAATGAAAATGAATAGTTTTATATTTATCTCTATTTTTTATTAGTCTATCTATCTCAATTTTAAGTTTTTTATAATTATCACTAACACTGAATGAATCTAAATAAAAATGATTATTTTTATTAATTACATCGTTAGAAATATCATTATTCCAAATTAATTTATAATCTATTTTACTTACATAATCTATTTTATATTCAATTATGTTATCATTTTTTTTAATAATTAATTTTTTAATATTTAAACCTTTAATATAATTATAAGTATGTAATAAAAACATAAATTGATTTTCATCTATACATGGATTATAATCATTATTTATTAAAGATACATATAGTAATATATATTTATTCCAATCGAATTTTTTATTTGTTATTACTTTAATAATTTTATAATCTTTATATTTACCATTTAATATTAAGCCATTTATATTTATATTAATGGGTAAATATTTATCCCAGTCATAACTTAAAATCTTAAAATGTGACAAAGAACTAATTTTATCAAAAGATATTTTAAGAGGATAATATTTCTTTAATATTTTATTACACCTAATTATAAGATTGTTCATATAATAAATTGTTAGATTAAAAAATTATCTATATCTTCTCCATTTTCAAGTAATTCTTTAATTTTAGAGGGATGCCATGTTTTTTGCATTAATTCTTCCAATATAATTTTTGTCCTTTCAATAGACATCCGTTGATAATCATATTCAAATATGTTTTCATTTCTTGATAAAACCTTTAAAAATATTTTATTAAAAATATTTTTATTAATATTTTTATTAATATTTTTTTCAAACAATTCAACTACACGTGGATTCTGGTTTTCACATAATCCGTTCCAATCAATTTTATCTATATTTTCTTCAAGAAAATCAATTGCCGCGTCGGATGAATTCCTTGATAAATCATACCATGATATTCTACTACGATTATCCTTTAATATATCAATCACTTCTGGATTTGGATTTGAACATAATTCCATCCAATCAATCTGTAATTTATGTAGATTTTCATATGAAGACATATCATACCATTCATATTTATTTTTTAAATATTTTTTTAATAATTTTATAGCCGTTGGATGCGGATTTCGTGATAATTCACTAATATTTATTTTATTTAGATTTTTTTCTAATATTTCAATATTTTGTGGATCAGGACTTCTTGAAATATAATTCCAATAATTATTTTCATCTAAATTACATTTATGTGACTTACTATTTTTAATATTATATTTATACAGTTTTTCAAAAAGTATATATTTTAAGTTTTGATTTAGATTTTTAGAAATAATTTTCCAATTTATTTTATCAAAATTATTTTCTAATATTGATAAAGAATATGGACTTTCACATAAAACATCCCAATTTATTTTATTAAGATTTTGTTCTACTATATGCATTCCATTAGGATTAAAACATAAAATATCCCAATCTATTTGGTCAAGATTATTTTCCAATATTGATATGGCATCTTTATTTTCACTTAAAAGTCTCCAATTAATTAAATTAAGATTATCTTTTAAAAAATTTATTACAACAGGATTTGAACTTGATGATAAAACAGGTATACAAAATAAATTAGGATGTTTAATAAATAAATCAATTAATTTTGGACTTTGATTCAATGACAAAAATTTTGGAAAAACTAAAGAATGATTTTCTTCTAAAAAATCAATTGCGTTTGGATTGACTGATATAGCAGTTTTTTCTAAAAAACGTTTATCAATCCAATCCCTTAATTTATAGAAAACTTTCATTTTCAATCATTGTAACTATATTTTATTATAATTAAAAATTACGTTTAATTATAAATAAATCAATTTTTAGTTATTTTTGTTGAGTGATTTTTATTGTATGTTTTTATATGTATTTTGTATGTTTTGTTGTGAATTATAAAGAATTATTATAGCAATGGATATGATGCATCCATAGCAATACCACATTGTCCCTGTGTAGACGTTGAAACGCTGTTTCGCACAATTTTAATATATCCTTGATCACCCCAACCGATTCCCCATGAATTCTTGACTAACCAATAGTCTTTTCCATTCTCTGAACCATATCCAACCGCCAAAACTCCATGGTCTAATGTTGTTCCGCAATCTGGATTATCATAAACACCGCTTTTATATAATTGAAATGAACGACTGTCTGCTTCAATACTAACAGACACAGGTTGTTTAGATACGGCATATGTTAAATCCAATTCATTCTGTATAACAACTTCACATCCATTTATAAAAGTGACTGGTGTAAAAGACTTACATGATGAAAGTCTTGAACTTGTTCCTGTATATGGATATGCGACTTCACTCGTTAATCCATTATCATGTACATACGTAAAAGCATTTTCCATTAATCCACCATTACATCCATGATTACCATACGAATATGAACAATCAACCAACTGCTGTTCAGATAAAGACACTAAATTACCAGTTTTTATGGCATATATTCCTTCAACCGCACCAGATGTTGAAAACGACCAACAACTTCCACACTGCCCCTGATCTTTAACAGGTGTTACTGCATTTTTTTGTCTCCAATCAATTGATAATGGATATGAACCAGACTGTTTTGTTTGTTTTGTACAAATATTTTTAGCACCTACCTGATAATCACTTTTATAAACGTAATCTTTGTATTCATCAATTGTATAATCAGTAAATTTATTAATTCCAAGTTTATAAGACGAATTTGAAAAATCATTATGAAAATTAATATACTCAAGATTTTCATGGAATGTCTCTATTTTTTGTAATAAACCCGTAAAAGATTCATAATACTTATTGTGTTCAAGGACAAAATTTAAAAAAGGTGTTATTTTGGAATTAATGTATTCATAATCTGATTTATTATCAATGTAATTACCGCATTTATTTGGAACTTCATTTAGGATTTCATTAGAATTATAAATTGAAAAGTAGTCTTTGCATTCAGTGTTTAATAATCCTCCAAAAAAAACACATGCTGTTTCTGTTGTATATATATAATTATGTTGATTAAATATGTTTCGAATATTACAAAATAGGAAATAAGGATGGAAAAAAAACATTTCTATAATTATAATCTATATAAAAATCTTTATATTAAATTATTTTTTAAATTGTTTTTTATATTGTTTTTTTAAAAATAAATATAAATTAGAAAATTTAATAAAATATATATTAAATTTTTAAATTATTAAAAATATTTTCTAAATTATTATCATTTAACTCGTTCATTCCAGAACGGATATGTTGTTCTAATATTGTATTTACAGAAGTAATATGTTTACATTTGCGTTTATTTACAAGACCAAATTTTAAACGACATGTACAATCCCAATCTGGCATAATTGTTTTATTATCGATTTTTAATGTTACGTAATATGTATCATTTGAGGTACTTGATTTTATAGGTATGCATAATGAATTTATATTAAAAATAGTTGTCATTTTATCGGTATAAATTAATATTTTTAAAATATTATTTAATATATTATTTAATATATTATTTATTTTTTTGAATAATAAAAATCAATTTTTAAATATTATATTATTAAATTAAATTCTTTATATATAATATATGCCTCCAAAAGTTAAAGCTACGCGTAAAGCTTCAAGTAAAGCTTCTCCTAAAAAAATAACTTCAAAAAAAACTATAATAACTAAGTCATCAACTACTACATGTAAGAAAAAAGCTGTTGATAAATCAATTAAAAAACAAAAAGGCGGAGAAGGTATTATAAATTTCGCGTTTACAACACACTATGAAAGTATGATATGGAACAAATATGCTGAATTATGTCCACCCGGATTGTTTAGTAGATGTACTGAAAAAAAGTTAGCAGATAAATTTTATGATTTAAATTTAATTAAGGCTACAAATTTTGATAAAGAAAGAACTGGAAAGAATGTTTCTAAAGAAATTTTAGTATTAATACTTTTATTTTTATATTCAAAAATTATTTTAAAATATTACTTTAAATTCCAAAATAAGAATATTTCTAACGTAAATATAGATATATCAAAATTAAAGTTAGATGAATCAGACAGTTATAAAAAAATGAAAAATACTATTAAAAAATATGCTATATATAGGCCTTTATCTACAATTAGTATAAATAATTTAGATGATGCCTTTTTAAATAAAGTAAAAGTAGAAGAAAAAGGACAAATATATTATAATATTGATATTGATTTTTTACAAAAACTAAGTGATAGTATAGATAATAATACTAATATACCTATTAATACGTCGAAAGAATTCTATATTACTATTTATAATACATTTAAAGAATTAAAAAAAAATGTTTATAATATATTAAATCCACTACCTCCATACGAAGGTGGTGATGGATCTTTATTTAGTTTTGGTGAAACAAAACGTAATATTTTCAGTGGAAATAAATATAATAAAAATAACTGTATATGGAAAGCATTTACTAAATTATGTTCAATAGGATTTTTTAGTAGTTATTGTAAAGCATCTACATTAGCAGGTTATTTTAAAGACTTAAATCGTATAGAAGTTCCAAATTTTAACACAAAAAATAAATTGAATATATATTTAAAAAAAGATTTTACTGGTGTTGATGGTGTTGATGTTGTATTTGTTTCAAAACAAATTTTGATATTAGTTATATTATATATTTATTCTAAATTTATATTGGTCATTAACAAAAAAGAAGACGCTAAAATGGAATTTCGTTTTTTGGATCCAGCTTTTTATACAGATATGAAAACCTCTATTAGAAAATATGCATCAGATAAAGGATTAAACTCTATAAATGTAGAATTTCTACAAAAATCCTTAGATGATGATGCTTATCTGAATAATGTTTTACTGAAAGATCCTGACTACAAATATGAACTTAATATAAAGTTATTAAAAAAAATTTTTGAAAAATGTATAAGTCAAAATGCATCAAATAATTCACAACTAAATAAAAGTAACATTTTTTATAAAACTATTTATGATAATTTAATGAAAATAAAAAATCCAAATATTCAAAATGGTGGTTTGGGGTTTGGTAAGAGAAAAATGACTCTATTTGGCGTTGGAAATAAATACTATAACAGTCATATATATATTTTGTTCAAAGAATTATGCCCTGCAATGACTTTATTTGATAAGTGTAAATCAAGTACTTTGCGTAAAAACACATTAGTTGAATTAAGGGAGACTACCTTTCTTTTAAATAACCGTAATAACGGTTCGACCATAATACCTACTAAGTTTGATATTCCATTTCATAGTTGTCTTCTTATATTGTTATATATATATTCATTTTGTATTCTTAAATTTTATTATGGCGAAAATTCTTTTACTATTGAGTTTAAAAATTTGGATGAAAAATTTTTTAGTGATATGAAAGACAAAATTAGAGAATATTCAAAGATAAGTGAATTAAAGAAAATTGCTATTCCACATAAAATATTTAATGAAATTTATAATCTTAATAAAATTCGTTTAATTTATTTTGACTTTGAAAAGCTTTCAAATATATGTTCCGATTCAGAAACTACAACTAAAAACATCAATAATTACATAAACACTACATCTAACAAAACTAATACGTACATAAACAGTTATAATTGTATTGGTGAACAGGGATTTGAAGAATTAATATATAAACCACTTAAACAAAATATCAAAAACTTAAAAAAACAAGTAAATGATATAAAAAATATCAAACAAAACACGTCTAAAATTACTAGTTCTAATATATAATAATAAAATTAATTCTAATTAAATATTTAAATTAATAAAAAATAAATAAATATATTATATATATTTATATACATAAAAATGGGTGCAGATATGTCTAAGCAAAGTGATGAAAAAATGTCTACTCAACCAAAGAGTTCCGTCAAAAAGTCACCTTCTAAGAAGGTTGTTAAAAAACCTGTCGTCAAGAAACCTATGGTTAAAAAGTCACCTTCAAAGAAGGTTGTTAAAAAGCCTGTTGTAAAAAAGCCAATGGTTAAGAAGCGCGTTAAGAAGCCCGTTAAAAAATAAATTTTAGATAAATAACTTATCCAATTTACTTAAATTTTTAACTATATATAATATATTGTTAAAAGTCATTTTTATAGAATAGAAATTATTTAAGGCATCTTGCCGCGCGCGGTCTCCCAAGGCTTTTAGCAAAAACTGGAAAATTATTTTTATCTAAAAATACTTTTTCATTACATTTAGTACATACTGATGTATAAGTGTCATCCATTTCATATGGAAAGTTTGAACAATCGAATTGTAAATCGCAACTCGGGCATTTTACATAAGGTGGCGTAATACCATTTGTTCCAAAATTTTTAAAATTTATATTTTTACTTGTACTAATATTTAATGCATTATTCGTATATGGTGGTTCATAAACAACCAAAGTATTCTCTTCATAATAAGGAGGTGCGTTTTTAATCTCATTATTTACCTCATCTTGATTTAAAAAATGTTCTTTTTTAAAATATCTATCTGAATAATCTAATACTAAAATAATAAATATTAATATTAATATCCATATATATACTTGATCCATATTATATAAATATATAATATAAAAAAATAAACATAAATTATAGTCAAAATTAAATTATAGTCAAAATTAAAAATTGATGGATATTAACACATAAAGACTTAAATATTTTTAATAAACAAATAACAATATCAATAAAAATGTCAAGAAATATACAAACTTTACAATGTCTTGCATATAACAAAATTGGAACAGAGGCAGGATGTATCGAAGTTGGTAAGAGGTATTATATGTTAGAAATAGATGGTGTAAATAGGATTGATTTAGGTAAATGTTTATCTAAAAAATATGATCCAGGTCACTATCAAAATGACTTTAAACAGTCAATTAAATTTACATTTGAATATGAGAACAATAATCCGCTTCTTAAGAAAGAAATTTATGGCTATGGAGTATTTGGTGAGTATATAAACATATTTGAATATGAAACATCTGAATCTGATGAGGAACAGAAGCGTATTTTGGCTTAATTAATTTTACAACAGATTTGGTTTCTATATTTGTCATATATCAATATTCTATCATGACAAGAATATTATAAAAAATAAAATATTGATACATATTTTTCTAAAATTATTTTTATATAAAGATTATAACAGATTATATATCTATAACTCGATAAAGTAAATCACGTCAATTCAAGTAAAATCCATTGGTTTCTAAAATGTTTAATTTAAATTTATTAACAATTTGTGTATTACTCTTTGTATTACTTTTTTCTGGATCTTGTTCAAATACTTATATTGAAGCTAATATGGCTGATACAGTTAATATGGCTGATACAGCTAATACGGCTGATACAGCTAATATGACTGATACGACTGATATGGCTGATACAGCTAATACAACTGTATTAGTTGTTAATGGATTCACTCGGTCGATGTTAACAAATTTCATTGCTCTATTGAATGGAAAATTTCCAGTTATTGAGATAAAGAAGGAAAAAGATGAATTAAGTCTATCGATGTTAATGAATTTGATTACGCCTGCGCCTGAGCCATTGAATCCAAAATTTCCAGTTATTGTAACAGTAAAAGACAAAAATGGCGACTTACATGATGAGATCATAAATGATCTTCCGGAAAAGACTGACTTCTATTTTGTAAAAGAAGATAAGCCCTTAAATTATGAAGGTTCGGCTTTTGAAAACGAAGAATTAGAGATACTTCTTAATAAATTAGGATGTAAAAATATAATAATAATTGGAAAAAAAGGCGACATAGTCGTTGAATCTACAATCCTTGTTGCATTAAAACTCGCATACAATGTTATCTACATCAGTGACACTAGTTCTTCGGCTATAAATCATATTCGTATACTTCGTAAACTCGAAGACGAATACGTGTATACAAGTACGTATGGACATTATATTGGACTTAGGTCACACGTTTTTCTAAAATACCAAGATTGGGATATTGTATCTCTCAGTAAAAAAGGAAAACAATATACAGAGACAGTGGAGTGGGAGCCGTTTTTCGATTGGTTATATAATATATTTTTTACATATGTAAAAATAATTGTTTTAACTATGTTTATAGGACTCGCAATGATTTTTATACAAGTCGTAGCGTCTTTTATACAAGTCGTAGCGTCGCTCTTTGTTCCTCATAGAACATAAAATGTCTATATTATAGACCATCAATAAATAATAATCTATATGCATATTTTTATACAAATCATTTATATCAACTTATAATTATTATATCTAAAAAAATAAAAAATTGACACATTATTTTCTAAAATTATTTTTTCTAATAATACCTCATCTTAGATTCAAAAAAACAAAGCTTAAAACTTATTCGAAGAAATGAACTTTTTCAAATTCCTATATATACTTAGTCTTTGCTTTGCCATTTTCGTTAATGGCACTGCATCAAAAATTACTGACGAAAAGGACAACACTACCATTACGGTAGTTGACGAACAGAGAGATTCTATTCAGAATAGCACTGCAACAGAAAAGGAGAAAACTGCTGTTTTTGAAGTTGACGTTCAAAGACGGTCTTTTCCGAATGGAGCTTCAACAAAAATTACTAACAGAAAGGAGAAAACTGCTGTCTTAGCTGTTGATGTTCAAAAAACGTTTTATCCACATGGATCTCTTTCAGTCACTGGTTCGAACGCGACAATAATAATGGAGTTTATCAATAAACTTCATAAAGAACACGCTTTGGCGATTATATCGACTAAAGATTCTCATCCACTCCACATTTCTCAAGTAAAAGGTGAAGGAGAGGAATTGACCCAATGGGAAAAGACCTTAAACATTACCATTTTAGACAAAAGCGTTGCAAATCTTCAAGCTTTCTCTTTTATTGACCCTAAGGGAATTACGCGACAACAAATATCGTGGCCAGTTCATGGATTGAAAGGAGGAAAATATAATGATCATGGATTTTGGAAAGGAGATGATCTTCTTCCCGGATTAGATGAAATATCTACTTACATTCAGTTAAAAGGAGAAAATCCTTTATATGATTCTTATTCAGGATTTTCTGATGACGGTGGACATAAAACAGGTTTGGAAACTTATCTTAAAACAAATGGTTTCACACAACTTATTGTTGTGGGTGAAGCAGGTAATTACTGTGTTAAAGCGTCCATATTAGACGCTCTAACTGCTGGTTTTAAGGTTATTCAAATATCTGATATGACTCACTACATTCCAGAATCTGCTGAAACAGAAACAGAAACAATTGATGAAATTCAAACTCATGCAAATGAACTTGGTGGACATTATATTTCCATGACTTCAGATAAGCTGCTTTTGGAGAAGGATCTAAATAGTGATTTATTTGAAAGAAAAGAATGTCCCGTTAATTAAATGATACATTTTACGTAGATTTATCTACATTTATATACATTTATCTACATTTATATACATTTATATACATTAAAATATAAAATACATTAAAATAACAAAGTCATGCAATTTCATACATTTATATGTACAATATATATCCATACACTTATAATTACTTTTTTGACAAATTTAATAAATAATAAATAGAAAATATTATATAATATTATATAATATTATATAAAATATATTTAATAATAATATATGGTATCATTAATATTTGCAATTATATTTTTAGTTATATTTATATTTTTTGTAATTGCAGGTGGTAATTATCTATTGAGGTCTGTAGTAGATCATGTATTAGATGGTTTAAACGGTTCAAATGAAGGATTTTCAAATTTTGAACACATGAATAATATTGTTAATCCAACAGATAGTTGTAAAAAGATAGATTTTGACAATAAAGACAAATTAAACTTTCAAACAGCTACAAACATACCTTTAAGTCCAAATTATTATAAAGATCATGTAGGGATAATTTATACAAATGAAACTGACGGTCGCGATTTAAAAATGAATTTAGAATTAGACAATTCATATTGTTTAAAAAAAAGTAAGCTTTTATATGATGGTATATGGGATAATAAAGTTCATAAATACAATTCATACCTATATAATACATGGAGCTTGACTGATGGCGATATAAGTGATGATTATTATTGTAGTAATAAATTAATTGAGGTTAATAGACAAATGCCTAAGAATTTTATAGATATGAGTGCGACGCCGACTTTAGAAAAAATACCAATTTACACTTATATAAATGATGCAGTTTATGATGTTAATGATACTGAAATCACGTGTTTTGACCCCAAAGACATTGATTATCCTATAAATTTATTTAGATAAATTTATTTTTACAGAAAAAATTGATTTATTTTTGTAACATGTATTCATAATTTATATGAATTATCAGATTAACTATAAATATTTATTTAAAAATGATATATACTGGATATTTTTATATTGCAGTGAATAGTGAATGTATAAAACTAACTTATGCTTACACGCGTAGTATATCAAAATCTATTAATAAGTATCTAAATAGTGCTCAGGTTTCAAATTATTATCAACCTTTTCATAAAATTTTTAAAAGTACACATTTTAATAAATCCAAATTAAAAAAAAATTTAATAGTAATGAAACAAAAATTTGATGATTTTATTATTCAAAAAAAAGGTAATAGTATTAGACTTGATAGTAAAGATACTTTTACTTTAAAGCTTCTTGATGATATTGATGACTTTATCGAAGAGTTTTCGAATGAATATGAATATCCATATAAAATTATGGATTATTCAGATTACTATGGTTCAGATGAAGAATATAATGAAGATTCCTCATCTGAACAAGATGATCCTAATAATGAACCAGAACAAGATGATTCTGACGATGAACAATCAGATGAAGATTCTTCATCTAATCAAGATGATCCTAATAATGAACAATCTGGCGAAGATTATGATGATGATTCATCATCAGACGATAATGATTCATCTTCAGATTATGATGATTTTTCAGGAGAATTTTATGATTCTCCATATAAATATTCAAATTATCAAAAACCTGTTACTAGAAGTGATACAAGGAATGAATTACTTAAAAAAAATAATACTTCAAATAACATTTTTGAAAATCAACCTAGAAGAAGTCCTCGCCTTAATAAAAATCTAAATACATCATCAAGTAATGATAATTTCATTAAAAAAAATTCTACTCAAAGTAAAAATATAATGAATATAAAAGTTATTGTTAAAAATTTAAAGATTAATAACACTGATTCGGGCGATGAATCATGTGATAAACTAATAAACAAACTATCATCTCAATTAAAAATGTTAAATATTTAATATATAAAATTTATATATAAAATAAAATTTTTAATAATACAAAATGAACGATTCAGAATAAACAATTCAGAATGAACAATACAAAATGAACTAAAATAATATTAAGTAAATCATTATAAAAATCTCTCAAAAAATAAATTACTTCTTAACCTTTTGAATAGTATTTCTCTTTTTCTCTTCAACAGTTAATTTTTCCTCTTGTTTTTTAACAATTGTAATTAAATGTTCTTCATCGATTTCTGGTAAAATAGCTTCACTATATTCAATTTTAATACCATTAGTAACATCGATTCGAAACTCTGTAGGATAAAATTGAGTGCATAAAAATTTATCATCTGTCATAATTGGCTGTAATACTTTAGGAACCAAAAAACTCATTTGAGGTGGTAATATAAGCATTAATTGTTGAAAAGGTGTATATGGTTCACCCTGTTCAAATGCCAATTCATTTGGATTTATAACACCATTTTCTAATGCATATTTTACATCAGACAATAAAGGTGCTATCCTATATTGATAATGCCATTGCCATGAAGGACATCCTTGAAAATAATATTTTAAATTAAACATTATACTTTCCAAGTAATTTTTAACAATATCCATCCTCTTATCTAAATATTCATCAGGATCATTCTTATTGATTCCCACGTAAAAATTGTAATATGCCTCTTTCCATTCTTCATATGATTTACTGTAATCAACTTTTTTAAATTCCGCAAAATATTTATTAAATTGTGGATGATCTGGATTACAAACCTCTAAATGTGTATATCTTGACATAAAAATTTGAAATGGTGTTGATTCAGCTTCTGATTTAGAACGATAATTGCTTACAAAACCCTTCATTTGTTTATTTATTTCTCGCTGTTGTTCTTTCATTAAATCATCTTCTTTTTCCGATATTTTATCAATTAATTCTATAAAAAAATTTAAATTAATAGTTGGTGGTTCTAAATCATCTATATTATAATTTACTAAATATCCAGAATGATTCAACTTAATATCATGATATATAGCAATTAATATTTTTAATCCATCCTTTCTTATTTTCATAAAAGGCAATGATATTACAAAATCATTTCCAACTAAAAATGTTAAAAATATATAATCATTTAGTATACGAATTTTATCAAATTGATGATTTTTAAATGTCTTTGTTAAATCATGATTAAAAGCATATGACAAACTGTCAATATTAAGGTCAATAAATTCGGAATTTGGATATAATTTGCGCAATTCAGATGTTTCTATTTGCATTTCACGAATGACATGAACATTTGTTTTATGTGTTGATATAGCAAGAACTATAAGATCCGCATCTTTCCCATATAAATATACCTTTAAATTTTCAGTGCTTTTCTTTTGACGCATACTTCGAATAATACTCAAAAATTTATGTTCTCCTTCCCCCGGAACATTGCTATTACTTAAATAAACTTCCATTTGACGTTCACTTGGACTATGAGTACTAAATTCTTTATTCTTCATTACTTTAATCAAAGCATTGCTGAGTTTTTCCATAAACATTGTTCCGGGTGATATATTGGCACTACGTTCCCATTCAATTTTATTTTGATTATTTGAAGTATCATCTGCTCCATCAATATTATACTTTTTATTTTTCTTTTCTTCTTGAAAGAGGATTTTTTCATAATAACCTTTATAACGCCTTGCTCTCTGTTGAATCATCTTTGCTCGTGGTGCTGGCCCATCGAGTGCTATATAAGTTACTTTTTTAGGACGAACTACTTCAGTAATAAGATATTTGGTATATCTTACAACTTCCTCAATAATAATTTCTTCAATATCATCTTTTGTCATATCAGGTGTAAAATTATTTTTTACATTTTCATATGCTCCATATACTATTCCATTATAGTCCATAAAAAAATAGTCGCAATCTACTTCGTCTTTATTTATACCTTTATGCACGTTTTTATAAAATTTGTTTCTTATAATAGATAAAAAAAATGTTGGAATACCCATTATTACTATTAAAGTATATTATTATAATTAATATAAATAATATATATTTATATTCATTATTTTATTAATAAAATAAATTAAAATAAATAAACGGAATAAAACAGTATGCAAATTTATTTCAAACCAATATAAACATTTCTAAATTCTCCATGTGAGTCTATAACAATATATCCAGTTTTACCAACCAAATCACCACCAACACATGATACTATTGGTATAATAGCTTTAGAATTATCCTCATATAAACCTCCGTTAAGTGAATTATGTTGATTTAATGCCATAATAGTTGAACAATTGTCTAATTTTATAAAAATTTGTTCACATACTGATATTAAAGGAGGGTTTGTAACTCTTGCAATATTAACTGTATTAAATTGAATTTCACCAACATGTAAACCAAAATCATCATGTAAGGGAGCTATACTGATAGAATTAAAAGCGTTAGATCCAAGAATTCCGTTTCTTGAATGATATTCTTGATCAAATATGAGTGAATCATTACAATGATAGTTGCAGGAAAGTATTCTTTCAAAAGCCATTTTCTTATTTATATATATTTATTATATATTATATCAATATTTCTATAAAAATATTTTTATTACATTGATGGTATTATAAATATAAAATAAATTTTTATAATATTAAAATATGTAATTATATCTTTATAAAATATTTTATAGGAGTATTTAAAAACATTTTTACATATTTAAATATATTTAAATGAATGAACTTTCATTTGATTCACCTATTATAACACAACCCGACAATCTTAATATTATATTAAAAGACCATCAATTAGCAATGGTTAAAAGATGTATTGATATTGAATCTATTGAAAATAATACGTTTGGTATTATGAATGATAGACCCGGAACTGGAAAAACATATTCTATTTTAACACTTATTTATTTAACTAAAATTTATAATCGTGCTAATATTATAATTGTCCCTCAAAATATATATACTCAATGGGTTCATAATATTGAACAATTTAGTAATAATATAACCTATAAAAAATTCATTAATTATGAAGATATTATAATGCTTTATAATAATACAAATATTTTAAAAGAAAATGATTTTATTCTTACAACGTCGTCATATTATCATATGATTGCAACTACTCTTACATCAATTGGTATTAAAATAGGACGTATTTTTTTTGATGAAATCGATAGTATATCAAATATTATTAATACAAAAGTAGAGAGTGATTTTATATGGTTTGTATCTGCTTCTTTTAATAAAGAAAGATTAGGTTTTTATAGTCACGCATTAAATAATATTGATTTAAAAACAATTACGTGTAAATGCAATGATGATTTTATTGACGCTAATATTTTATTAGATACACCTCTTAAAAAGTATTATTTATGTAAAAATATATATATTGATAATGTTTTGGAAAAGGTATTGTCAAAAAAAGAATTATTTAGTATTAATGCATTAGATTATACATTAGATAATAAAATTTTTAATAATAAAAAGGCACATAATGAAAAAGATATTATAGAATTGATACTTTCAAATCGTAAATCAATAATTGATTTTGATGAAATAAAAATTAAAGATACACTTGAAAAGATTGATTATTATACTAATATTAAAAATAATAGTGAACAATATATAATAGAATTCAAAAATAGTATAAATGAATTAATAAAAATAAGCGAGTTTAAAATAATGTTATTGAATTTTATAAATAATATAGATGATATATTAAAATTTTATTTTGAAATATCGATCGACAATAAAAAATTTATTGATTTTTGTATTCGACAAAATCGGGAATCAATAAAAACATTAATAAGTATTTTTGAAAATATGAAAAGTGTATTCTATAATATAACAGATATAGTAGATATATGTAATACATATTTTAAAACAAAAAAACATAATGCGTCTGTTGAAAATATTCATGTTCAATTAAAAACGATGATAAGTTTAAATAAAACAGTTATTGAAATCATTGATGATATTAAATCAAAGAATGATTCAAGTCCTAATTTTAATGAAGATTTTAATGCTTTTTACAATAAATTTATTGAATTCAATACTTTAATAATAAATATAGAAAAATCATTAAACCTATATAGAGATTTAAATTTGGCGGATGAATATATTGATATTCATAAAAAAAATATAGATATACTTGAAAAAAGAATCGATGATAATAAGACTAAAATTGAATTTATTTATAGTAGATTAAAAGATAATAAATGTTGTCCAGTATGTTATAATATATTTACTGATATTTCGTGTGATAAAATATATATTAGTGAAAAATGTTGTAATAATAAAATATGTGGTAATTGTGTGGAAGAATGGTATTCATTGAATAAAGATTCATGTATTTTTTGTAATACAAAATATATTAATAAGAATGATTTTATATTTTATAATAATGTTGTTGAAGAGGATAATGAAAATGAACAAAATAATATTTTAACGAATATAGATAATGAATATATAAAAAAATATAATATAAATGTTGAAATTATAAATTATAGTAAAAATGTTTTTTTAGAAGATTACATTAAGGGTATTAAATCAACAAATAAAAAAATAATTATATTTTCTGGATATTCAAATATATTTCAATATATACAAGAATTATGTAATAGTTATGATATAGGTTATGTAGATTTAGAAAAAGGTAATATTAAAGATATTGATACATCTGTTTATGAATATAAATATGGAAATGCACAAGTATTATTATCGAATTCAATGCTTTTTGGTTGCGGTATGAATTTAGAAAATGCTGATACTATTATATTTGTTCATAAAATGGATATTGAATTAGAAAGGCAGGTTATAGGGCGCGCACAAAGAATGGGGCGAAAAAGTGTTTTAGAAGTTGTTTATTTAGAATATGAAAATGAAAGTGAATTTTGTATAAATAAACATGTTCCAGATGAGTATTATAATAATATTTCTTTTAATGAAAATATATTTAATGATAATGAATTAGTGGGATATTATAAAGATAAACAGTATGCGAATGTAATAAATGATTTTTGTATGATTGACAATTTTAATAATATATCTGGAAATGAGATTTTAATTGATGAATCGAGTACTATAATTGAAGATATAAAACTACCTGAAATACCAAATGAACCGATAGATGTAAATTTGGACGAGCTTATTGCATCATTGATGTAATACGAGCTTATTGCATCATTGATGTAAGACGAGCTTATTGCATCATTGATGTAACGTGTATTATTAAATTAAAAATTGATAGTATAATATATTTATTATAAATTATTATTATATAAAAACCATTATGTTGTAGATGGTGTAAATGTTTTTATTTTAAATTTAATGTCCTTTTATTCGTAGTTCATCAATGGAAATGTTATCATCATTAACCTGCTCAAGAATAATATGGAATGCAGTTAAACAACTCTTCATATCATATATTGAAACTTTACTTTCAACTGGCGACTACGATTTAACCTTTATTATATTTTGTGAATTCATTACAGAATATTATCCTCTGTTAATAGAAGATGGAAGTATTGGAAACGCGTCTTCAAGAAGAATGTTGCAAAATTTTAAAAGCCTGATTGAGAATGATGATTTAGCTCTATATAATCTATTAATTTCAATTCCAGAAGATTCACTTTATTACATTAATCGTGAGGTTACGGAATTTGTTGTTAAAGAGATTGAAAAATTGGTTTCACTTGGGCTAAACAGTTTCGTTTATACTAAACTTTTATATATAATGACTAATCAGTATCCAGAATATATTTTGAAAAAAGTTAGACCATTAATCGAGACAGCCATTTCAAATAATTTGATGAAACGTGAATTTAAAGATTCTGAGAGTGAATTACGTAAATCAAAAAAGACTAAGCGTTTAATTGTTTCAGAAACTATTTATGATAATGGCTTTCACTACATAAATGGCGATGAATATCTCAATACTGATTCTATCGGTGTAAGACAATTCAATACTGGAAATGATGAATTTACACGAGAATTCTTTGATAAATCATCCCGAGAATGGAGAAATAACAAAACCCCTAAAGAAAATCTACAATTCTATTATACATGTGAATTTGTAAATAAATCAACTGGTGAAAAGTGCTGTGAAGAATCAATATCTACTTCATATAATCTTGGTTCTGACTCTTTTTTATGTGAAGTTCATTTTTCTGAAAAACAAAAAATTTTGAAAGAAGACGACATTGAAAAATTAGATAGTGTTGTTCTATTTTCTTTTCTATAATATTAAATAAATAAAATTTATGATACGTTCATGATTTTCAAATATATTCATATATTTACAACAAATCTTATAAATAAAAATTGAATAGTATTTATTTTAATTGTATAAAATAATTGTATAAAATAATTGTATAAAATAATTGTATAAAATAATTGTATAAAATAATTATTATATATAAATCACTGAGCAAAAATGTCGGTATCAAAACCATTAAATTTACCTTTTGAACTTTTGGTTCAAAAAGTCAATCAAGATAAATCGTATGACCTATCTGCTCCTTTTGGTGGAATGCCTCGTTCATCCACTCCTCTTACAGCTTTATCTGGAAAAGATGATGCTTCATCAGCTTATTATGTGCCATTAAATTGGATTTTGAATGGAACGATTCCATTAGCATTTGTTCATGTTGCGCATCTTGTAAAAACTTACGAAGAATTAAGCACCCGATACCCAAATAATGCTTTTTTCAATAAATGTGTTCGCCAATTGAAGTTAATAACAAATCTTTCGATTGAAAGAAACAAGCGTTTGATGAAAAAAATCAATATACGATTGGAAGAGATAAATCTTACATTGCCAGAAGGAGAAAAAAAAGCTTTACACGTTGTTGATGAAACAAACGATTATATATTCAATACTTTAATATATAATTGTAGTCGTGATCTCATTTCACCAGATGCTTACTTAGATGAAACAAATGATGAAGATGAAGTAAATGGTTGTACCAATCCATTTTGTCTGAATCAACTTGATGAACCAGGTATAGCATCAGATGCCATCCGCATTATTGTTGACGAGGAAGAAACACACTGGTTAATTTTAATTGTTCGTTCTTTCGCACCCGGAATTGGAAATTTGGCTTTAGCAGGTGGTTTTTTAGATAAAGTCCTTGAAAAAGTTGAATCTTCATCTGATGCTGCAAATCGCGAGTTTGAAGAAGAAGTTAGTGGCGCGGAATGGCTATCAACACAATTTAATATTAAATTTGATTTGCCAGAACAACGCCTTCCCCAATGGGATATACGCACACGTTTTGCCAAACACGGTATGATAGTTGGCGGTAATGCAGTCATCTATATATTGCATCCATTTGGTGAAAACTTATTTATCCAAAATGAATCAGGTATTTGTTGCTGTTAAAATTACATATAAATTACAAACAAAGATTCTTTTACTGAATTATATTGATACAAAATATAGTATAATTCAACTTATAAAAAAATTGACAGCCAACTTATCAAGATTTTTTTTATATATTAAATTAGATAATAATAATCTAACAAGAAAAGATTTAAGCGAATTAATACATTTTTAATACATTTTAATACATTTTAATACATTTTAATAATCTTTTGACAAGAATGAATCTATTTGTACTTGTTTTGTTTTTTTTGTTATCCGCCAGTGTTTTTGCATCATATACTAAACGTAATGAACGGCTTCATGAAGAAGATACTTTGTCTCTTCCCACCGAAACCGACATTTCGTTTACCGAGTCCAATGCAGTACCAGTAGAACTTCAATTTCGAGCATGTGAAAACAATTTTCGTCAGAAACCCAGATATGACCCTGAACAAGGTTTATCATATTTTACATGTACAGTTTTTTCACAAGACCCAATTTATCTAGAAGAAATAGTAAATCTTCTTACCATTAGCTTGAGACTGGAAAATCTCTTTTTTTGCAAAAGATCTAGTAATATTGGCGGTAAAGAAGCAACTGTCTTAAGAGCTCAGAGACCTTTCTCGTTATTTAGTAACCCAGCATGTTTGTCTGGCATGTATTTATTACGGTTACCATTAATCTAAAAAACTTGTCTATATAATATAGATTTTATACGATAACCATCAAACTAAAAAACCCTGTCTACTTAATAGAAATATTTTACTATAAAACCCTTAAACTAAAAAAACCCAAAATTATAACTATTTTATCAGTCATTCTTGACAAATCACAATTTACACATGCAAAAAAAACACAGCTTATAATAATTTAATGATTCATACTTTCTATTTTATAAATATGGATTTTTGATTTTATTACCACTTACATCTATATATTGCATCTATTTGGTGAAAACTTATTTATCCAAAATGTTTATTCGTCAATATGTTGTTGTTAATTATTTAATAAAAAATATTTTATACATAAAAAATATTATATGATTAAAATTATAAAAAAATGATAAATAATTTTTTAAGATATTATTATAAGCATTAATTATTAAAAATTCTAAACAATAAGAACGAATAAATTATTAACATATAATTCAAACCAAGAACACGTATTTTAAAAATGTTTAGAAAAATGAAATTTTTAATTATTTCTTTTTTAACTCTTCTTTTTGTAAGGAATGTTTTAGGTGATTTTGAAAAAGACTTACGAGAGTGTAATAAACAATTTCAAAAGTTTATTGCATATCAAGTCTGGCCATCAGCAGATTATGTACGACCCGAGTGTTTAATATTTTCACAAAATGATGGTTTACCAGAATATATAGCAAATTATCTATCCATCACATATGGATTGAAAGATTATATTTTTTGCAAAAGGTCTTATCCGTTTGAAAAAAACAATACAGCAACAAAATTGATTGCAGTCGGTTCAGAAAAATCAAAGAACTATTATGAAAAATATAATAGTAACTGTCCACAAGACAGTTATCAATTAGATTATTTTTAATTTATTAGAAAAATCCAAAATTATAGTTATTTTTAATATTATATATTTTATCAATCGTTCTTGACAAATCAGAATTTACACATGCGAAAAAGCACGGTTTATAATAATTTAACGAATCATACTTTCTATTTGCTAAATATGGATTTTTAATTTTATTACCACTTGCATCTACATTTACTACATTTGTGCTTCCTGGTTTATGTGACCAATATCCATTACTATCCATTCTCCACCAATGATAATCATTTACAGGGTCGAGTGCCAAAAAAACTTTGTAAAAACCGGGAATACATGCATCGTCGAATTTAGTTGCATAACTTCCACTATTGTCTTTCTTCATTCTTTTATAAAATGCTTTACAATCATATTCATTGTCATTTATATGATTATAACCCGATGCATATCCGGGTTGAGCTTTTGAACGCAATCCTTTTACAATTTTTGACATTGCATACGTATAACAATTATGATTATTTCGAATCATTGGATCTTTATTCCATTTATCTGGTTCATAATCATTTTCAGAACCTGATAAAGGTGAGAATTCTTTTGTATGTTTCATTCTTTCATTTTCATCTAAATCCATTATATAATCATTTTCAGTTAAACTTTTTATTTTAAAAATATAAGGTTCTTTCGAATATCCAATATTAGAATTTCTAATAACTGCACCTCCTTCTTTAATTATTATTTTTTTATATTTTTTATTATTACTATCTTTTTTAATGTCTTTTTTAATGTCTTTTTTAATGTCAGTTTTAATGTCCTTTTTAATGTCTTTTTCATTATTTTTTTTATTACTTTTAATTTTCATATCTTTATATAATATAACATAATAAATTATAATTTATAAAAATATAATTTATATATTGAATAAATTAAATACTTATTTATAAAATATTATTAAAGAATTAAAAAAAAATGATTTTGATTATTTTTGAAATATATTTTACTACTACTAAGTAATAGTAATTAAAAACTTTAATTTATAACAAAAATGGAAACAATTGAAACAAACAATATTAATATATCAATTCTTAAAACATATTTAGATGAAATCATTTTGAAGTCATCTAAAATTGATATTATACAAACAAATCAAGATAAAATTCTATCAATGCTCGAAAAACTTGACGAGCGTATTACAATGGTTGAATCAAAATTAAAAGAAACCCCTAATTCTAAAATTGAAGAAGATTTTTCTTATTTAAAAGAATTAAAAAATGAGGATATAGAACTGAGCGAAAATGTTGTTTTAAATGCTCTAACTTTTAGGGATTATCGGTCTGTAATACATATTTTTAGAAATTATTATAAAACAAATACAAAACAAAAATATTCTTATCCAATTCGAATTGTAAGTAAGCGTTCATTTGATTTTTATGATAACGGTAAATGGAATGGCGATTTATACGGAAACACTTCAATCGATATTTTAATGAATAATATTCAAAATTTATTTTTAAAACACAATACATTAGTAAATGATACTTTGACAGAAGACGAATTCATGTTAAATCAAGATTTTATTTATAAGTTGTCTGATAAAAAATTTAAAAAGGATATTTTCAAACATGTAATAGAAGAAGTTAGAATAAATACTCTTTAATCATATTCAAGCCATATACAGTAAAATACTGTTCTAATATACTATAATAATTTTATAAAATAATATAAACAGAAATAATGAATATTATAATAATAAATATTATAATAATGTACTTTAATTTATATAAATTTTTAATAATAATTTAATAATAATTTAATAATAATTTAATATATAACTCTAAATGTAATTATATATTAAATGTAGGGTATTTTGCCCTCATAAAATCATCTGATACACGACTGTTTAATCTTTTTAAATTAGGAATAACTTCATTTGCTATTTCAGGATCTAGATTTGAATATTTTGCTTTATTTAAATCTCTTTTTAAAGAATGGACTATCGATTGATACTCCTTAATTTTTCTTTTTAAAGATTCAATTTCAGTCTTAATATTAGAATAATCTTTAATATTAACTTCTATCGTTGCACTGTCTTCTTCCATTTTTCTTTTTTCTTCATCAACGTTTTTAATATTAATATCTTTTAATCTTGAATAATTAATACCCGTTTTTAAAAAAGTATTTTGTTCAAAAGAAATATTAGACAACATATTATTTTCAAAATTATCTTTTTCTAAATAATTTACATTGTTATTTGTTGAAACATATGACGTATTATTATATGATTCATTATCGTAGACGGATTCATTATTAGAATTGTCATAATTATTTGAATCATAGCTATAATTTGAAATATTATTTGTAACATTATTTGTAACATTATTTGTAACATTATTTGTAACATTATTAAAATTTTTGTTTGAAATAGTTGTTGAAGTCTTTATTGAATCAGCATTTGAAATAATGCTTGAAACAGTATTTGAATCATTATTTTCAAGTGTCTGAATTGGATAAATAAAACACTCACATTGATTTCCTTTTTTAATAACATGGACATCAGAATGGATGCCAATCGTTGCTTTATTTCGCACTTTTGATAAATCAGGAAAACAAAATGGAATGTCATAATTATTAATTTTAACATATTTAATGCGTCCTTCTTCACAATTCTTGCATTTACGATTATTATAGTTACAAATCGCATATAAAGGTGTTTTTTTATTAAAGTCTAATCGTGCATTAAATATTGCTTCTGCAACAAATCCTATTTTAGTAGGATTTTTAACATAAAATGCAAATTCTTCAGGGAAAGTTATACCGTGTTTTCCTGTAATATTACAGGTTTTTGTAACACATCTTAAACAGCCACCTTCATTTTGAAATTCGGATAATCTATAATAAACCGGATTTTCATATGCAATGCCTATTTCAGTAACAACTGAAGTAGGTGATATATGAGAAGGACTTATTAAAGATTTATTCATAAAAACTGGTGTTGTTTCAGTCTTTTTACGATTGTATTTTGATTTTTTTTTATTTGGAGAACTCGTCCAAGAATCATTGCTTAGAGTACTTACTGATATATTTTCAAACGACATTTGCATAATTTTAAGTTATTAAAAAATTATTAAAAAATATTTAAATCATACACTATTTATTTGGCAAATTCATATAAAAATTACATTATTTAATAAATTAATATTCAATTTTTTTATCAAAAAAAAACTCTTTTGATAAAAATTTTAAAATCATTACTATTACCATAATTTATTTTACTTTTTATAATATATTATATGGACTACGTCACAATTATAATATACAAAATTACATTTGCATATATACATATAATTATATCTTTAAATAGAAATATTTTTAAATTAATAATAATTTATTTTTTATATATTTAATTTATTTTTAATATATTTAATTTATTTTAATATATTTAATTTATTTTAATATATTTAATTTATTTTAATATATATATTTTTTATAATTTTTATAATTTTTATATTTTTTATAATTTTATTGTAATAATTTTATTATTATAATTTTAACATATATTTTTTTAAAAAATTAATTCTTATTTGTTTTTTAAATATATTCTATTTAAGGTATATTTACGTAACCCCATGCAATAATAGAAATCCGTCCTTTGTCATTCTTTTTTTCAGGAGGAATCTGTCGAATACCATGTTTCCAGTTTACGTTTATATCCTTTGAAAATGCGTATGCACTTCCATTCGGTAAAACAAATGAAACAGTACTCTTTGTTTTTGCATTTTCAAATGCAATCTCTCTTGTTGCTCCAAGTGATATACCAACTGTAAAATTCTGGACTTTTGCAATATGTTCTTTTACGGCGGCCGCATCATGATGAAATGGCTTCCATTGATCCGAGTCTTTATACAAATTAAATCTTGTACTCTTGACGTCTATTTTAAAAGTCTCTTCTAATCGATTAATTATTTTACCGAAGGTTGGAACTCTATCTTTGTAATTCAAATTATCATCCGCTATAAAATGAGTATCTCCATGCCATAACTTCCATAATTCACCATCATCAATACCTGTCTTTTCCATTTCTTTAAGTAATTGTTCATAAATATCTGGTTCGTCTATAAAATTTGGATATATTATAACGTCATTTACTGTATATTCATCCGGAATACCTACATGTACTATCATATCACATGGTTTATGACTGGGATTAAAATTCTCTGTATTTTTAGGATGATGTCTTTTTTTATCATGTTTCTTCTCACGTTTTTTATCATGTTTGTTCTCATGATTTGTATTTCTATTTGTATCAGTATTATTCTTTAATTGTCGATTATCAATAATATGTTTAAACTTACATTGATCACCATGTTTACATTCACCTTTTAAAAAATAATTTCTACAAATTGATTTCTCATGAACAAATTTACATGATTCTCCATGATTACAATTTCCTTGTATATAAAATTTACAATATTTAATATCCGTTTTTGTTTCAGCCATTATTATATAAATTATCTCTCAACATCTTTTTATATATTTTTATTATTATATATAATTATTTCTTTATATAATTTTATATAAAATTAAATTTCGTTTATATTATATTCAATAATTTTATATATATAATCTGTCAAATCAATATCACTAAAAACACTGATTTTTGAACAATTATATAAAGAATTTAATGTTACAATAATTGATTTAGATAAAGTGAATGTAAATTTTGAACACCAGTCAGTATATTCATTATTTGTAATAGAGTTTAGTTCACTAAATATAATATCATCTAAACTATTTTGTAAATTTTCTAAATGTCCAAAATATATAATATTTGTATAATGATTATAATCATCTAAAATTGTTTCATCAAGTTTTATTTTTATATTTTGTAAAATAATATTTTTATCAGTATCTTTTATAATTGGTATTATGTTTGAATCATTAATCATTTTTATAAGTTTATAATTAATTATAATAATTTATTTTTATATTTACATTAAATTGGAATTTAGTTTAAATTTTAATTTACATTAAATTGGAATTTAGTTTAAATTTTAATTTATTATAAAGATTAGACTATAATTATTAATTAGAGAAATTATTAATTAGAGAAATTATTAATTAGAGAAATTATTAATTAGAGAAATTATTAATTAGAGAATATGATTAATAATACTTATTTATTAGATGCAATAAAAGGCTCACAAGTCCATAAAAGAGTTGGTTCTGAAATTCGTGACATAATTAAAAATGAAAATGAAAATATAACTCTTCAAAAAATATCTGACATAATTGAAGATAAAATAAAAATATATACTAATTATGATTTACTTAATCCAATTAAATCTGGTATAGCATTCCCCGTTGGTTTATCTTTAAACAACTGCGTCGCTCATTATACTCCAAATTATCAGGACATAGACATACCGTTAAATAAAAATGATATATTAAAAATCGATTATGGAGTTCATTATAATGGTGTTATAATAGATTCGGCATTTACTATATCACTTGATGAAAAATACGATGCATTTATTGATATATCACGTAAATTAACTCAGTATGCTGTTTCTATATGCGCACCCGATGTGATACTTGGGGAAGTTGGTGCCGATATAGAAGAATACATAAAAAGTAAAGAAGTCACAATAGACAATAATATATATTCTTTAAAAATAATGGGTGATTTATCAGGTCATATGATACGTCCATATGAAATACATGCAGGTGTTGCTGTTCCTAATATTAGTATTTATTATCCAGTTAGAATGAAATCAAATGAATTTTATGCAATAGAGCCATTTATAACGACAGGTAATGGTAAATCAATTTTAAAAGAACCTAATAGTCATTACATGTTAAATTCAAAAGTATTAAATAATTGTAATATTCATCTTAATAAAAATGAAAAAAAAACATTTAATTATATAAAAGATAATTATTATACTCTCGCCTTTTGTGAAAAATGGATCACACGTGATATGAATATACCGTCTAAAAGTGTTTTAGATGGGTTAGTTTCAAAAAAAGTTTTAAATAATTATCCTCCTATATATGATATTGACGATTCAGTTGTTTCACAATTTGAACATACTATATATGTAAAAGAAAATGGTATTATTAATTTAACTAAAAATGATTATTATTAAAATGTTCAATAATTTTATAAATTTCCTATTTTAATTTCATAAAAATAAAATATATTATTTATATATGTGTTTTTCTAAAAATGGTTCATTAACAATAGGATTAATTGGTATTTTATTTAGCATATATTTTTATAAAATAAACATTTATGCTTCTATTGGAATAGGATATTTTGCTTTAATGGAAATAATACAATATTTTCAATATGATGTAATAGATGAATGTGATAATAAGTATAATAAACTCTTAACTAATATTGGATATATTCATATATGTTTTCAACCAGTATTTTTTAATTTATGGTTATTTGCATTTACAAATAAACCAAATTTTATATTTATATACATGTCTTTCATTGCTGGTTTATTATTACTTAGTCGATTATTTTTTGTTAAAGACTATGAGTTATGTGATACAAATAATGAACCGCTATGTAGTAAAAGAACATGTTCATTTTCAGGGGAACATCATATTGCATGGAATATAAGATTACGTGCTCCAGGTAAATATATATTTACTCCAAGTATTGCATTACATATGTTTATGTTTTATGTTCCAGCATTATTAAGTTTTCAATTAAAACCTATAGTAGTAATGTTATTATCAATGCCATATGTACCTTATATAATAAATAATGGATACTGGAAAAATATACATGAAAGTCCATCAATATGGTGCTATACTGTAATACTTCAAATGTTATTTTCATATTTTTTAATAAAGTAATCCATTTTGTGCTTACCAAACACAACCTTCTAAGCCCCAACCTAAATAATAATTTGTATAATAATTTTCATCTAAATCATTTACATTTTTATAATAAAATTTATTATTTTTTTCTATTCTTTCTGCGTGTATATATTCATCATTATTTATTATTTTTTCAAATATCCATTTTGTTTTAGGTTTAATACTTACATCAATATAATTTATATTACGCTCACTAAGTGATAAGTATGAATTATATTTTTTAAATTTTATATAGAATGAATTATTTTTTAAATCAAAATCTTCTTTAATAAGTATTCTTTCATTCTTATCTTGTATCATTTTTGCTAATATTGCTTCATTTTTAAATTTACCTAATACATTATATTTTGTTATATAATATATACCTAATCTTATTTCAAAAATATTATTTTTACTCTTTTTAATAATATCTATTTCAGTATCGTCCTTATTATCTTTTTCTAAAATATCACTTATTTCAAATATTGTTTTATATTTATCACTTACTATTACATCATCTTTTTCATAATCAATATATAAGTATTTATTGTTTTCTGTATTTTTAATGTAATATGAATTTTGTTTTATCCAATTTTTTACTTTATATACATTATCATTAATTTTATGTAAAACTGGATAATTATATTTATTTTCACTTACAAAATTTTCTATTTCATTTTCGTTTTCGTTTAAAATATTTATATTTTTAGATAAATTGTAATATCTATTATATATATCATCTTTATGAAACATTATTTTTTCTTGAAATGAATATGAATAATGTGATGTTATAAAATCACCTTTTATTTTATTTACTCTTCCCAGTTTTTCGGGTAAATAACTACTTAATTCATATTCATCATTATATGATACATCTTTCATATATCCCAAATCACTTCCATTTATTAATATAAAATTTATAGATATTCTTGTATTAATATATGTATCATTAATATAATATTTTACAATATTTTTATTATATGAATGTTCAATTTCATTTAAAAAATCCATATGCATACCATATGCTATTTCAGGTTTTTCAAATAATATCCCTAAAACTCCACCTTTGGGATATTCATTTAATTTATCAGTTAATTTTATAAATGCATTACGATGATAATATGCACAAACTCCATTGTTAATACAATTCGAATGTATTAAAAATGATTCTTTATCTCTTTTTCTGTATTCAATTGCTTTCTTTAAACCATTTAGATCTATATATAATATATCATCATCACATTTAATAATTACATCATTATCCGTTGATATTTCATGTATAAGTTTATAAAATGGATTCCAATTCGTTTTTTTATTATTTTCTTTTATATTTACTAAATTATTTTCATGATTATGTATAAAAATTCTTTCTAAGTATTTCTCTCTCAATCTTTCATATTCTTTTAAAATAAAGTTACTATCATTATTATTTCGTGAAAAATCAAACATATGATATTCGTCAAAAATATTATTATTTAAACCTAATTCAATATAACGATGTAAAATTTCTAAATTTTTTTCACGTCCAACAAAAACACAAAATTTTATAATACCTCCTTTAGTAGACTCTGTATTAGTCTGTCCTGTATTAGTCTGTTCTGTATTAGTCTGTCCTGTATTAGTCTGTTCTGTATTAAGTTGTTTTTTAGTTTTAGATTTTCTATTATAAATTCTCTTATTCATTTATAATTAAATATATTAAAAGATTGTTTAGTTAAAAACGAATTACTTATTTTAGATTGAAGATCTAAACATAGTTGAAGTACAATTTAGTGTATTGTAGTGATACTCAAATGCACGTGCATTTTCATAATAGTTTTCAATACTAACCTTAAGATCATTACCAATTAATAACTCTGGTATTAATACGAGTGATAATAATCTTTCCAAAAATTCAGTAACACCCTCATTTACAGATAAGTTATAATTAATATAATGTTTATTCATTAATAAATCACCTATTAATCCATTACTAATAAGTAGTTCTATATCATTTTTAACATACAAATAATCATTTCCTTTTTGAACAAATCCAATTTTATTATTATCTTCATCTGTATAGATAAATATTTTTAAATATTCGTATACTTCAGTGCAATGAGAGTCTTTCTTAATAAAATATATTGGTGCTAATTCATCTGATATATCATCAGATGTTAAAGATGATGTTGACATAAATTTATGTATATCTTTACACATAATTAAATCATTAATTTTTTTAGGGTCAAAATTGTGTATTATAAAATTATAATAAAAATCAATCTTATCATGTGTTCTCAAATGAAATATAGGCATTGCACAGGTGCTTTCATTTATATTAATATTAAAATCATAATTATCGGGTTTTACCTTATAATTTTTTTCATGTAGATTAACTTCATTCTTATATGGTCCATCGAATTTAACTCTTTTTTTTAGTTCGCTCTGTTGTTCATCAATCTTTTTACACATCATTTTAATATTATTCTTTATAACATCTTCATTTGAAGAAGGAACAGATGGAAAGAATTTAGGTTTAGGAAATTCTTTATCATTTTCTGATTGAGAAGGTTCTTCATTATTTTTAATATCATGTACATCATTTTTATCACATGGCACTTCTTTATTAATTAATTTGCTAAAACATGATTTTGCTTTTTTGAAACATAATCCATTTATAATACTGATAATTAATATAATTACTATTAAATTAATCAATGCATCTTTTGAATCAGATACAAGGCCAGTAATTAAAGCCAATTTACCCAAATTTTTAATACAAAAATTTTCAAGCATTTTTGCTATCTTTCTAATACTCATTATAATTAATAATAATATTTTTTTTTGATTCAAGTATAATTATATGAAATAAATTAAATAAATTATTTAGATTAATAAAATAAATAAATTAGAAATATATAATGTCAAAATAGTTTAATATTATTAAAAAATAATTATGTAATACATATTATATGAGTAATATTTGTAAAAGATTTTTTATTCCACGTGGTGAAACATCTCGTTATGTATATATATTTGATTATATGGGTTCATATTATCGTGTTACTTTAAAAGTATTAATGGGAAATCAGCCATATAAAATAGTTTCTATTGTTAATATACCCACTCAATATATAATGAATTATATAAATACAACTGTCGCGACAACATATTAAATATTTTAAACGCGGATTTTTTTATAATAAATATAATATTTTATTCATATAAGACATATTTATATTATGGGAAATATTGCATGTAATAATTATTATTTTGAAGAAATATTATTAAAACCCGAATGGTTTTCAGACAATTCTTGGAATATTCAATATAAATATATGAATGAAAATACCAATGAAAATACCAATGAAATTACGAATGAAAATACTAATGAAATTATAAATGAAATTTCTAATGAAAATATTATTAATAAATTACCTTATACTATTAGTAAAGGAGTTTTAACATTTAATAATGCAAATAAATTTAATTTATTAATTAGTAAAAAATTATTAGTTAATTTATCAATATTAAACAGTATTACAATACCATTACATTTTTTTTATAGTATTAATAAAGAATTAAACATAAATATGTTTATTATATTTTCAAAAAATAATATTGAATTTGATGACATATTAAATTTCGATTTTTTTAAAAATACTGACGATTGTAATGAAAATTTCATTAAATATAATAAAAAAAATAAACTATATTTCACGAATATAATTTTAAAAAAAAATAATTTTAAAATATTAAATTCATATTCAAACGATATTATTAATTATAAATTAGATGAAAATTGTATAAATAAATACACAATATTTTTAGAAAATAATATTGACCTACTACTTATTAAAAATAAGTTATCCGTAATAAATAATTATGATAAAAAAACTATTAATGATAATAATGAACAAAAATATGTTATTCCAAATATTTTTGGAAATAATAATGATTCTAATATTTATTTAAGCATATATATATATTCAAATACAGATTTTAAAAAAAATGATTTTTTTAAGTTGTATATAGATTAATTTTTTATAATATAATTACTTTTTATAATATAATTATTTTTTATAAATTTAAAAAATATATTAAAGATCTATGTTATGAATATGTTTAATACTTCACCTAAAATTATATTTATATTACCCAATATATATGAATGTGTAAATGGTGTTTCAACAAAATATATACAATTTATTCAATATTTAATTAATAATCAATATTATGTTACATTAATGATTCCTTTTATAGACCATTATATATTAGATAATATTAAAAAATATGATAATCTAAAAATTATAAAAGTAAATGGTTTAAATGTTCCATTTTATAAAGAGATTAAAATACCAATTATTACAAAAGATTTATTAAAAAAACAACTTGATAATAAGAATGAAATTATCATATTTAACGGGGAATTTATTTGGTTATATACATTACTACAAAAATTAAAAAAACGTTATATACATTTAAAATTATATCCAAATATGCATACTGATTATATTAATTATGCTTCAAATTATTATAATGATTCATTTTTTTCTTCATTATCAATTTTTAAAAAGTGGGATATAACATCAGTATTTAATTATACAGATTTTTATTTACAAGAAAAAATTTTTTCTGGTATAATTGTTACAGGTGAAAAAATGAAAAAAAAATATATTAATTTTACAGAATCTATTTTTAATGCGAATGAAATAGATTTATCTGTTTTTTCATCTCATAAAATCGATTTATATAATAATAACAATAATCAAACAAATAATATATTGTTTAATATTATTTTCTGTGGTAGAATGTCTAAAGAAAAAAACATTGAAGAAATACTTGAATGCTGTAATTTATTATATAATAATGAAAATACTATTTTATTAAAAAATATATTAAAAGTAACAGATATTCAATTTAAAATTCATATGATAGGCGACGGGCCATATTTAGATAATTTAAAAAATATTATTGAAATGAAATATTATAATTTAAAAGATGATATAATATTTTATGGTTCTTTAAAACATAATGAAATAAATAAATTATATAACAGTCTTGACAATAGACTTTTTTTATTTACAAGTTTATCTGAAACATTTGGAAAAACTCCAATGGAAGCATGTTCAACTGGAATACCAATTTTTATAAAAAAATCGGATTTAACCGATTATTTATATATTCATAAAAAAAATGCTTATATATTTGAAAATCCGATTGATTTTTTTGAAAATTTTAAATATTTTTTGAATATTAATGCTTTAGACAAAAATATTTTTATATCAAATTCGATAAATAATGTTAAACAATATGATCAATCAAAAATATTCGATGAATGGATATATTTTTTAATAAACGGATATTTGAAAAAAAAAAGTTCATTGAATATTTTTGATATATTTACATTTCATGGAATTACAAAAATGATAAATTGTAGTGGTATTTTATTAGCTGATTGATTACGATTTTTATAACATTTCAAGCTTTTTTTTTAAATTTTCTATTTCTATTTTTTGTTTTTCTATTTCCATTTGTTGTTTTTTTATTACGGCATTTTGTTTTGAAATACTTTCATTAGCAATTTTTATTGTTAAATCCAATTGTGCTTTTAAAATATAATCACTATCACTTATTGTTTTGTTTTCATTATCAACATTATCAACATCATTTATATTATTAACATCATTTATATTATTAACATCATTTATATTATTAACATTATTTAGATTATTAACATCATTTCGATTATTTTTATTTAATTTATAATTTATTGGTTTAAAAAATCGTGTTGTATGTAAGACGTTCCTATTTTCATCATATGTATATCTTTGAACAGAAAATTGATATTTACCTTTTAATAGAATATATTCAGGAAAAATTTTAATTAGCTTTCCACCTAAACGAAATAATTCTTTTTTTTTTTCAATATCATATGAAATATATTTTATAGGTGTAAAATATTTTATTCTTTCTAAATCACTTATTTTAATCTCTTCATAATTACTTAATTGTTCTTCTATTTTATTTCTTGTTTGTAAACATTCTGTTATAGTTTTAGGTGGACGTTCATAGTCTTTTTGAAATTTGTAAAAATTTTTATATATTTTTTGTTTTTCAGTAGTATTTGAATCCATAATTATAATATTATTATAATTATAATTATAATTTTATATTTAATTTTATATTTTATTAAATAATATATTTTAATTAATTATATATTATATTATTATTAAATATATTGATGTATATTTTAAAATTATTTTTAGAATTTATGAAAAAGTATAAATTTACATTATTTATATATACTATATTTATTATATGTTCTTTTCCATTAGAATCTATATTAGTTCCACAAATTTATAGTAATTTTTTTAAAAATATAAATATGCAAACTAAAATGAATGTTTTTATAAAATATTTTATAATTCTTGCATTACTATTATTATTAGTAAATGGTTCTAACTGTATAACATCATACATGGACTCTTATTTAATTCCAGAATTAAATGAATTTATTGTAAATTATATTTTTAAAAATTTATTAATTAAACATGAAAACAATATTAGTGATATAGAAATCGGTAAAATTATAACACGTATTTCTAATGTACCAACATATTTACGAGAATTTATTTCCGATATATGTATTTGGATAGTTCCACGTTTTTTTACAATTCTTCTTATTAATTTATACTTTTTATATTTAGATTGGAGATTAGGACTATTATCTATTATATTACTTATTATTGCTGTTTATTTTAATACTTTATTTTTTAATAAATGTTCTGTAATATCAATTGAAAAATATAAACTTAATGAATATAAAAATGAACTTACTGTTGATAAACTATCAAATAATTATTCAATATATTCATCTGGAAATTTAAATAAAGAAATATTAAATTATAATCAACATACAAATCGTTATACACAAAAATTTAAAGAATCACTTTTATGTTTAAATAAAATTAATATTTTTACAAGTATAATTATTATTGTTATATTTATTCTTTTAAATTCATTCTCAACATATTTATTCATTAAAAAAAAAATAGATTTTACAAATCTTATGGCAATATTTATGACAATTATATATTATACACCATGTATTATTACTATTAATGCAACAATGCCTAATTTAATACACAATTATGGTATATTATATGCAGTAGATGATTTTATAAAAGACCTTTATAATACTGATATAAAAAATAAAGATAGAAATATAGATGATACAATTAAAAAATATATTAATCATGGAACAATTACTATTAATAATCTAAATTTTGGTTATAATTCAAATAATCTTTTATTTAAAAATTTTTATTTAACAATTAAAGATAAAGAAAACATTGCTATTGTTGGACAATCTGGTAATGGTAAATCATCTCTTATAAAATTAATAATGGGCTATTATAAAGTTGATGATAATATGATATATATAGGTGATGATGATATAAATACATTTGATTTAAATGATTTAAGAAAACAGATTAGTTATGTAAATCAAAATAGTAAATTATTTAATATGACGGTTATGGAAAATATACAGTATGGTAATAATATGTCAGAAGAAGAAATTATTAATATGTGTGAAAAATTAAATATTAGTAATATCTTTAAAAATCTAAAGAATGGTTATAAAACAAATGTTGGTATTGACGGAAATAATTTATCAGGTGGACAGCGTCAAATAATTCATATTTTAAGATGTATTTTTAAAAGGAATAAAATTGTTATTTTAGATGAACCCACATCTGCAATAGATAAAGATAATACTCAAATTATTATAAATATTATTAAAGAATTAAGTAAAAATAGTACTTTAATTTTAATTACGCATGATGAATCTATATTATATATAGCGGATAGAATTATTACGTTGGATTCTGGTAAAATAGTTGATGATTTCTATAAAACAAATAGTTAAATAATTATTTTATATAATATTTATATAATATTTGTATAATATTTGTATAACATTTGTATAACATTTGTATAATATTTTTATAAAATTTGTATAACATTTGTATAATATTTTTATAAAATTTTTATAAAATTTTTAAATATTATTTTTATATATAAATAATATATATATATAGAATGGATATATATCTTATAATATTTTCAATATTGATGACGATTTTAATAATTATTATGTTAAATATTAGTAATTTTTCAAATTTTTATGAAGGATACTATAATATTTATGATAAAACTCCTAATAAAACTACTCTTAATTATATAACATATCCATATAATATTCATAATCCAATTATGTGGAGTCCATCATATACAGATAAATATTATCAACCAAATTATAATAAATATATTTATATAAACGGTTATTATTATCCTCGTTAAAAATCATTTTTCATAAACAATACTTTTTTTATAAAGTTTTATAGATAATTCTTTATTAATAAATCCTATTACATTCGACCATTTATCAATATTATTTTTTTTGTATTCTGAAAAAAAAGTATATATTTTATTTTTAGTCGTTTCATCAATATCACACAAATCCTTAATATTTTCATAATCTTTTTCTAGTACACATAATATCTTTTCATCCATTCCTTTTTCATCTTCCATAACTAAACATCCGACTATATATGCTTCATAGTAAGTATCATTATTTATTCCATCATTTTCTAATTCGTCATTTGTTAATACTAATATATCTAATTCATCACCATCTTCTGCCAATGTATTAGGTATAAATCCATATGAATAAGGATATACAAATGGTTCATCTAATATTCTATCAACTATTAATTTATTATTTTTTTTACAAAATTCATATTTAATATTACTTCCTTTTTCAATTTCAATATATATTTTTATTATTTCATTATTATCTGTATTTTCAAACATTATTTATATATTATTTATATATTATTTATATAGTTTTATTAATATTGTAAATATAAATAATATTATATTTGAAATATTTTCTAACATATTATTAATGACTACTACTATTAAACATCATATTTATTTTGTATGTAGAGGAACATCTACAAACGATATAATAAATTCTGTAAATACTGCATTAAAAAAAAAGAAAGAAACTCTTCCAATTAAATTATGGGGTTCATCAAATAAAACTTTAAATAATAATTTATTACGCAAGGAAACAAATATTAAATTAGATGAGTTTTCACCTTTAGAAGAGATTGGTATAAAAGAAATATATATGGCAAAGGATAATGATACTATTAAAAATATAAATGGACGTCGAATGAAAATATATACATCTTTAGAATTATCATCTATTGAATCAGGATTAATACTATCAATCGGAAAAGAAAATCGTCTTATAATTAAACCATTACCATATATGTCAAATAAAACAAATATTAGTACACGAAACTTAAGACCATTTATAGAATTATTTGGAATGTTAATTTCGAATACAACTAATTCTATTAAATATTGGAGTACTGAAAAAGTAAATTCTTTTTTAAATATTAGTAATCCAGTTACTATTCAATGGGATAATGTTTTACAAAATAAATATAG